GTGACTTACATGATAAGAATCATTAGGCTTATAACATTGTAATCTTGGTCGTGTAAATCCCCATGGCTGTAACTGTTCGTGTGACATTGGGTATTTTTGCGTATAATGTGTTAATACATTAATTAGGCCTGCACAATATTCTTCACATAAGTTGTTGTCAAACTCTCCAAAGTCGGCCCACGAATATTGCCTAGGTTCGTCATACTGCAAATCTGTTACAAGAGCGTCATGTTTATTAACTATTCGATTGCATAAGTCTGTATCAATATACCAGCCACCAATAAAGTCAGTGGTGTTCATTTGGTATTCTTTAAGATCTACCATTTGGAGCCACCGTCTAATTGGACTTGTACTACATCTTCTTGTTGCGTTTTCTTCAACAGCAGGGCTTCTAAATCGCCGTTTAAGCGTGTCATTACTTCGCCTAGTGTAAAGGCTAGTCGTTTAGCAGCTTGTATATCTAGCTTAACTTCTCTTTGCTTTGAAGCATCAGCACCTTTAACAGCATTAATAAACTGTTGTATTGGAAGGGTGTTTAACTGTTCATCTGACATAATTTCTCCTTTATTTCAAAACTTCAGGAATAAACTTAGTTGCTATAAGCTCATGTGCTTCTTTGTTATAATGCACCATGTCTTTTAACATTTTGGATATATCAATATTTAAGTTATTTTTAATCCAAGATTCTGCTGAAGTCTCAAAAAACTTTGTATGTGTTAATTTTCTAAATTCATCTTTATTACTAGGTAATTCAACATAATCATTTATGCGCCACACATATACTGGTATGTCCTTTTCTGCACACATGCTATCAATTAGCGCAATATCTTTACAATAATTTTCGTATGTAAGATGGGTTAGTACTTGGTGATGTGCCGCAGTAATATAGTATTCTTGAGCATCCCCTGGCCAAACTGTTGGAGCCCATTGCGCTGGCCATTGCTGATTACCATTTTCGAGATTGTCAAATCTAATCTTATCGTTCCATTCTACTACACTGTAATCTCTAGTAGAATAATCAGTATGCAATATAAAGTTTTCAGACTGTTCGTGTGTTGCAGTAAAATAATTTACAGGTAGATGAGTAAATCCAAGTTCTTTCGAATAAGCAAGTTTCCATCGATCCCAATGAGTTGTCTGTATTACTACCTTATTGATTGTTGGATACGTTCTAAGCATATTAGCTATCCAACGAGGATATACTGAATTCGGTGCACCTGGATCAGCATATACAATGGAAGGATTTATTTTTTCTGCATAAATCCTTCCATAACAGTTTTCATCACCAAAGTGAACATTATTTAAGTTGTCAGACCAGTATCCTCCAGTATGACTATCACCAACAAATAATGTCTTATTTTGCATTTGCACGACTTAGCTCATGACGCATTTCTAAATCAGATTTAAACGGGCCTTTAGTTTCGTAACGCTCAACTGTAATTAGTTTAGGACAAAAACTCTTGACCCATCCTTTATCAAATTTAATAATAAAGTATCCTGCACAATATAAGCTCTTAGACTTTTCGCTTTTAGTAAATAGTGCAAGTCGTTGCTTAACATCAAACATAGGGTTATAAGGAGTACAGCTAGTGCTGTATCCATACACTTCAAAGTCTTGCTCCTTAGGACTCTCGTCGTTTATAGCAGTCCAAGTAATATCGGCATTTAAATTTTTAGAAAGTTGTTTAATATTCTTAAAAAATCTAGTACCAGTATTGTTAGAAAACATATATTGGCTGTCTTCGTTAATACTTAGTGTAGCAACTTTTTCGCCTTCGCTTTCTACAATCCAAAACTTATTTTTTAAAATTTCTTTTGCACTTAATTTTTCTGACATATTATACTCCCGGATATTTTGCTTGTAATGGTACTGCAAAGTATTGTGCTTGATCTGCAACTCGTTGCATATCCCATTTAGCACAGAACTTCATAAGGCGCATACCAACTTGTGTAATGTCCTTAGGTTCTACTTCTGCAATAGTGTTATTAATTATCTCTCTAATGTCATCGGGCTGTGCTGTTAAGTCACAAAGTGTAACATTGCGATTGTAATCATCTAGTACACGATGTTCAACGCCTTCGTGATCAGTCCAACGCTGTAACATCATATTGTTCCAGTTAAAGCCTTTTGTACTTTTATCTTCAAATGCTTCTTGTAGGCCTACTTTATTCTTAGTGCCTTTCTTGCGCACACCTGGATAAGCACTAAACACATTGTCACTAGTATCGCCACGCATACATTTTTCAAATAGCATAAATGCAGGATCGGGCGCAGGCTTTGCTTCTTTAGTTTTCTTATCAATCACAGGCTTACCTTTGTCATCAAAGTAGCCTTCGTGTGTAATTGTAGTATTACTTACGCCATTATACTGTTTTACATTAGGTGCAATAAGTTGTGCAAAATCGCCATCTGTACTAATAATAACATGATTGTCATTAGGGTGTGCTTGTACCCAACCTGCAATCAAATCATCTGCTTCTAGTTGCGGATGACGCATAACAGTACAGTTAGTCTTCTCAGTAACAAAGTTTTTAAACTCATCAAAGATTTCCCAAAACGCTGTATCTTCTTCTGCTTCGCGTGGACTCAATGCATCACGTGCAACTTGTCTATTACGCTTGTAAGGCTCATAGTAATCTTTACGCCAACTGCGACCTTCTAAGCAGAACACAACATGACTACCGTCAAAGTCTTGCCAAGCCTTCTTAACACTATTAAGTGTAATGTGTAGAGCCATGCCAACTTTAGTATCAAGGTCGCCACGCACTACGTGTCTTGCTCTAAAGAATGTATTTGCTGTGTCTACTAGAATGTATGTATTCATGATATTTCACTTTTGCCTTTGCTAATGGGTACTACATTAATATAACCCGATCCGCGCTGTGTGTCAAGTCCTTCTTCGTCCAACATTTGATAAACAATGTCACGAAACCAACGATCTACAATCTCTTCTTCAGGATCATTTTCTACACCGTATCCTGTTTGAATCAATTCTTTAATAAAATACTCATTCCAGTCAAGTTCAAAAAACCCATTGCGAACATTTTCTTTGTTAACTTTAACATCAATTACGTTAACCCATGACTCTTTACGGCGTGTAGCATATTCCTTTGGATCTTTCTTTTTAAGAAGTTTCATTTCTTCTTCTGCAATACGTGCTTCTTCTGCCGCAAGTTCCTGTTCCTTAGCAGTAATACCTGTTAAGTCTCTTACTTTTTTACTCCACCATCCCATTATAGTCCTGCCTCTCTTGCTCGTTGTTCTAAATCTACGTCATACTCTGGTTCTTGTTTAACAGGAGCAGTCATAGCCTTTTCATGTGCTTCGTTCATATATTGCTTCTTACGTTCCCCATGCATTACCGAATAAGGATATATGGAGTCTTGGGGTAAATCTCCATCCTCTTTCCATGCAGACTTCTGCGACTTCTTGAACATTGAGAGTATACTCTTCTGAACGTCCTCCAAGCGGCATACAATATACTGGACACTCGATGCCTGCATCACGATATGCTTGAACAGCTCGACCAGCTTCATCAATATCTGTACGATCAGCAACAACAAATTTAAGATAAACATTAGTGTTCCTAGTGTTGTAGTAATCACTAATAATACTAGGCTGGATAGCGTCTTCCCAAGATTCTCCACTAACGGAGAGCTTAGGTGAACAAGAAAATGTCCACTCAATGTCTGTACGTTCTTGGATATAATTTTTAAAATCTTCGTGTAAAGATTGTGTGCTGTTTGTTTCAAATGTAACATTTTTAAGGTCCTTCATCTTAGGATGCTCAAATAACTCGACATACAACCGTTGCCAAGCAAGTAATGGCTCTCCGCCTGTTAGAATAAGATGAATATCTTGACCATTATCCATAGTCCATTTACCTTCTGGTAATAGACTAATTAAATGTTCAACTACTTCATCTACTTCTGCCAATTTGTTAAAGTCCTTAAATTCAGGATAAATGCTTGCATATGTATCACAACCAGTATGGATGATAGGCAAATCCTCAAATTTTTGTGTAGTAACATGTACGTCCTTAGCAATTAGTTCTGCTACTTCAGGATTATAACGAATTTTGTTTTTTGTTTTTTCTGCACGACTAGGTTCATTACGGCCCAATCCAAAGTTCATACAACGAAAGTTACAACCAAATGTACGTAGGAATACACTAGGTACACCTACATACTTGCCTTCGCCTTGTACACTATAAAATGCTTCTGAATATCTTAGTTTCATTGTGTAAACTCCTGCTCTAACAGCTTAACTACGTCCTTAAAGTCTGATTCAGGAAATGCCATTCTGCCTAAATTAAACAGACGTCTTGTTAACACAGTATTTTCGTCTGTATATCCTTTTGAGTTATCAAGGCGTTCTACACTAATTGCAAATGGATGATGCTTGATGTAATTGAACTTTTCGTTTAGTTCTAGTCCACTCCAGTAACATTTACCATTTTGTGTGTCAAACTTTTCAATTAGGCTGTCCGCTGTAAGTGTAATTTCTTTTACAGGTCGATTGCTTACACGATTACGTCCTTGACTATAATTTACGTTAGCTAATAACTTTTTTGCAGTTTTAATATTCATCGCGGTGCAAACTCCTGCTGTAGTTTAATGTTGTCAAAGAACTCTTTCTTAGTACCAGGGTCGCTTTTAAAGCTACCTTCGAGTACAGTTGTTTGCGTCAATGAACTATGTGCCATAATGCCACGATTCTCACAGCAACCGTGTGTTGCTTGAATATATACACCTACGTTGTGTGCGCCTGTTGCTGCTTTAATCTCACGTGCAATATCATTTGCAAGTTCTTCTTGCAGTGTACCACGTCGAGCGCACCACTGTGCAATACGTGTGTACTTAGATAGTCCAATAAGTTTAGGACCTGCAATAATACCAATGTATGCTACACCACTCACTGGCTGGTGATGATGCGAACACATTGAACGTAGCTCTGAACGTACAACAAGCATACCTTCATAACGATCATCACTATCATTAGGAAATGCAGTTGCATTTGGCATAGGATCATAACGTCCTGCCATAATCTCATTAAAGTACATTTTAGCAAGACGTCTTGCTGTGCCTTGTGAGTTAGGATCGTTATGTCGATCAATAACAAGTGCGTCTAGTACCTGTTCAAATGCTAGTGTAGCACCTTCAATAAGTTCTTCTTTATCGCCCTTTTGTAGGACTTCTGAAATATTGTCGCCAGCCCAGTAACGGATACCAGCTTCTTCTAATTTTGTTTTAATTTGTAATGCTTTGCTCATTTTATCTCCGATGTTAAGGCAGAGGATTGCCATTCAATATACTAATAAGTATACACGTTTATTTAGGTTTTGTCAACCACTATCAATATTTTTGTTTAGACGGAATAACGCCGCGAACGCCGCCTTTTGGATCTTCCATATCTCCGTCTCTACGGAAGATCAAATGTACGTGCGGATACATACAAGTTTGACCTGCACTAGTACCAATATTTAGACCTATATTATATCCTGTAATATTATTATTAGGAGATGCTACATTATCATTGCCCATAGCAACAGCAAATTTAAAACACTTTAATACTTCGTCTTGATTACTAGTTTTAGGAACAATTAATGTATGTCCTTCAGTAACAGGAAATGCATCCTCATATACAACAAAATCTTTTGTATCAAGACTAATATTAGTCCACGGTGCTCGACCTTCTTGTTGGGCCTTTTCTAATGTATCACAGTCTAAATTCATGATCTTTTTCTAATCTCTCGTAATAGTTAAAATTTATAAAAGTCCGTCTATCATCATCTGTACATTTTGTACCACTGTGTCGCAAGTTAGAATTGAATATAACTAATCTATTCTCTAGTGCTTTTACTTCAGGACCATCTTCAAAATGCAAACTTCCATTATTTGTGTTTAGGTAATATATTGCAGTTACACAATCTATAGTGTCTGTATGGTATCCTGTTTTAACAAGCTCGTCTGCACGAGGTGTTACTACTCCTTGTACTCTTATAAATGCTTTTGGCTGCATAATTTCTAATAAAGGAGTTAAAAGTTCAAAGAAATTGCTTCGAATGTTAAATCCATGATAAAAGTTATGTGTTAATTTAAATCCTAAATTTAATTGATCTGTAGATGTATTTGCATATCCTTCGCTCATAAACCAAGGAAATTCGTCACTCCACATTACATTTCTCAAATATGTAAAATAGTCTAGATCTAATGCATCATCTATAACTTTTATACTTTCATTTTTAAGCATAGTTGCCTACATTCTCCCAAGGGTAAACTAGCCAAACATCTTCTTCTGCTTTGTTAACTTCGTGTACGCTGTAACGTACATCACCAAACGTGCTAGACAAGTTATCTGTAATAGTAGCAAAACGAACATTGTTGTGCCATACAGTATCCCATGCTTCTTTTTCGTTTGGCAAACAACTTGACTGCCAGTCTTGTTTAATCCAGTTAAACGTAGCACCTGTATCGTTAATATCGTCTACAATAAGAATGTTTTTACGTTTGTTTAGATCCCAACGACTTTTGTAAATTTCACGTTCTTCTTCTGTAACATATCCAAACGCATCTTCTGACATCCACAAATTACTTTCAGGACCCATTTCGTCATCACGTAAACTAACCTTTAATGCTTCGCCGCGAATGCCTAGCATATTACAAAGGATAGTAGCAGGAACATTGCCACCTTTGGTAATACCTACAATATAGTCTGGACGCCAATTATCTTTGTACATCTGTAGAGCGATGTTTACACAGGCATCTTCTACATCCTGCCAGCTGTAATAATGTTTCTTAATCATTTGCCTTCCTTTGAATCTTTTTCTGCTTTAGTTAGTTTGTTATTCCAAGTATTGTTACTAATGCCAAGTTCGCTGGGCATAGGCTTAGTTTTGCCTACAGTAACTTCGCCGCCTTTTGCAAGAAACTCTGCAATTAGATCTGCATCGGTATTCTTCTTAGGCTGATGATTCATAGCCATTATCTCAGCAACTCCAAGTTTGCAATTTTACTAATCTTCTCACCGAAGTCATCATCCTTGTGGATAATGTAAGTGGTTGTGTCATTGCGATCAGTTTTACGATCGTAGCGTCTAAACTCCACAACCTGTCCGCCTACAGCACTGAACACACGGAAGTTTAGGATAGGTTCGGCATCGCACATCTGTGCTTCTACATCGCGACTACTAGTAAGTTTCATACTAACTTCATTGTCGTAATCGTTAATCCAGTTACGGAGTTTTCTTTTAAGCCATTTCATTTTGTACCAACATCCTTATCATATTATAGTTTTCTTTTGCTTTAGCAAATGCGGGAAACTTTTCTGCCATCTCTTGTTCACGCAATTCTTGCTCCATTTTCTGCTTGGCCCATTCTACGACAGTTTTCAACTCAATGTCATCGACCCAAGCAGTTGTGTGTATAGTCACAAACATTGATCCATCGTAAACCTGTAACTGTCCGTTAATTGCTCGCACCTCGCCGACTACAGCACGTTCGTTGCCGTTACTAGTATACGGTACTTGAAAATTTGTGTGTACTGGTATCATTTTGATTCCTTAATCGCATCAAACGTTTTATACTTTGACAATGCTGCTTCGTATTCGTCTTTTATCTTTTTCAACTTAGGATACTTAGATTCCATATCCACGTCACGCTTTAATAATAACAGAGCATCACGCATTTCGTCAATCTCTTTCATAACGTCTCTGCCATTTACTAGCAACGGAACATCAACACGCATACTACCATTCTCACCACCGTCGATAGTAATCTTAGCATCTGCAATACTTGTAGAGCTAATCGCTCCTATTCCTGTATTTGTAGTAGTGATACTACCGCTTGCATATGTGTAGTTGTTAGGATTATAGTTCTGTGTACTATTAAAGATGGGAGTGTTGTTGCTGTTCATTTTTTGTTTTAACTCTTTTGACCATTTTTCTTTACGCTTCTTTTCCGCCGCTTCTCTTTCACGGATACGTTTTACGTAATCTTGTCTACTCGTCTTTTGCTCCACGGGCAAGGTACTGCTCGTTGTGGATCCAACGGTATCCTTCGAACTGTACCCAGCGGACGAATCCCCATTCTTTCTGTTTCTTCCCCATGAAGAAAAGGCTCCAGCAAGGGATTTCATTACCTTGTTCATCTTTCTCTAACTCCAACCAATGTAGGTCATTGGGCTTACGGATTCTAAAATGCCCAGGACCTCTCCAAACTCTAGTGCTGCCAACTACGTGTCCTTCTTTAGCAATAAGTGGTATATGTTCCCAATAACCACCTGCGATAATAAATGTAGCATAGCCCCACGGATGATCGTGTAGAGTAGGCTCGTCACTTTTTAGTACTTTATGCAGTGTGATATTAAAAGGAAAACGCTTTCTGTTCTTAAGAAATACGTAGTAGCGGATAAGATAAGGTTCTGTGCTATCACGTTCTGTGATTACTCGACGTCTGCCGAGCTTGTCCATAATCTTAGAAAGGAATGTCATCATCTAGTTCACCTGCTTTCTTTTTGCCTTCGTAATCTTGTTGCACCATATCGTATACTGCTTTAAAGTTACGCCAAACTTTTTCTAGTGCTGGATACTCTTTACACATCTTTTCAATCTCATTCGGATTAATACGTGTGTCTGATATATCATAATTCTTAAGCCAGTCAACACTGTTAGTGTCTATAGTAAATGTACCGTCATGAGATCCGCTGTAAACAACATCAGTTATACTATCACCTGCCCAGTACGTTGTAGTTGTGTAGGTGTTGTCTAGGTTAATAGTAATATCGCCTGTGGTATCTAATATTTCATCTAAATTAATAGTATATGTTTTATCATCTGGTTCCATCTGCAATTGCCTCGTATAGCGCAGTTCCACTAAAGAATTCTTTGTTTAGTTTAGTGCGTTGCTTGTCTAAACTTACAAGATAGTCATCATAGTTTTCCATATAGTCGCGAATCTTTTTAACAAGTTCTCCGCGATATGTAACATAACTACCCCAATCTTCTGTCCACTTGCCAGGATACTTAAACTCAGACAGTGCCATTTCACAGTAACTTAGTCTGTCCGGAACCATAGGAATCGCATTAGTAATAGCACCTTCATACCAACTAATACCAAGTGTTTCTTGCAAGTTAGCACTAAACACTAGTTTAGCTTCACCTAGCAAGTTGTGGTACTCGTTCTTTGTAAGTTCACGTTCTTGACAAACTACAAACTCATATTCAGGAAGTTGTTCAGCAAGGTCACGGAAAATATCTACTTGTTTCTCTGGAGCAATACGATGCGGAAAGAGTATAATATCTTTCTTGTCCATACCACTGTAAGGAACAAGTGCATCCTTCAAATACTCCATAGGCCATCCAACACGTTTAAAACGATCGTCTTCGCCTGCAAGTACCTCTTGTGTCCAATCGTACAAGTAAGGATCGTCTTCCCATAATGTTTCTACAAACATTTCAATATGAAAGTCTGTAGCAAAGAAGTTATGATCATACACATGAAACATGCTCTTTTCAGCATGTCGTACCCAAGGTTTGTCGCCTATGAGCCTACCCAAGAAGTCATGAGGATCATAACTACCAGCATGCCATAAGCCACCGATTCGGATATCAACACCCAAGAGCTCAGCCATGTATTTAAGCTGGATAACAGTTGGGTTCCACGCATCCGTATATAGGAAATAATCTCCATTTTTAACTTCGCCTTTACAAAACATTTCACCGATAGTTTCTAACTGCTTACTCTTGTAAACATTAGTACCACCAAAATTGAGAAACGCCCCAGGCGTAGTTGCCTGAGGAGTCTCGCCACCACTAATAACAACTACATTGTCATTTGTAGCATGGCGCAGTTGTTTAGGCAAATGTTCTTTCCATTGCTTAGTATAACGTGTGTCTACTGCTTCAATATCGACAATGTAGATAGTCATTTAGTTACTCCGATTAAATTGTTTACGTGGTCTTTGTACAAAGTCACGGCCGCCGTTACGAGCCTTCGCCCGCATCCAACCTTGCCATTTTTTGTACGCCTCCCAAGTTGGAGATCCGTCCTTGTAAAGGTCTGCTTCATCAAACACTTTACCTTCAAAGCGACAATAGTCGCGGAACTTGTCCAGATCGTCAAATACTTTTTCTACTGGAGGAAAGTTGTAAGCCATATTAAGTTTCTCTCTTATGCTTTTGGATAAAAAATAGAACAGCCATTTTCGTTGTCTTCAGCGACACTAATCTCTACAAACCGGCCGGGATATTTTGTAGAAATTTCTTGATACAAATCATCTGCAATCATCTCACATGATTTGTAATCTAAATTGAGCACTTTAAAGTCGGACGAACTATTTCCGTTATAGAGTCTTTCCATCCATCGTTTGAATTGGATGAATTCGATATCTCTATCGTTGTGAAACACTTCGATGCGCACCCGGAAATGAAAGATATGACGATGAGGAACACCAAGGAACGACACATCATCCCACCCTCCAGTTGCTAACTTTGGGTCAGTATCTGCCCCAGGATATCTATGAATACCTTCTTTATTAAAGGTTACCCAAATACTACGTTGTGCATTTTGCATTTTGTTATCTTCTTCTCTCATTCTACGTAACATATAATCATGGTATCGTTCTTGCATGTATATATAATACTTTCTTTTGTTAAAGTTGTCAAGTGTTTTTAGAACTGAAACACTTGAAAATATTCATTAGTTATCTGACGTTCTAACTCACGTTGGTTTAATCGCCAGTGCCTAATGATAGGATTTTGCGGTGCAACATTAGCCCAAGCAGCTTGTCCACTAATACCAAAATCTTGATATTCATTACTTTCTACATCTAAGCCTATTAATGCTTGAGGAGCAATAAATCCAAAATCTTTTTTTAGATCTTTTAATGCAAAATCTAGGACAAATCCGTTGCATGTTACAGCCATATGTGCATCGATTGCGCCGTTTTGTACCGGTTCTCCCGGACCTCTTTGATCTGCTACACCAAACTTAGTTGATTGTCCTTTCTCTTCATTTGCCCAATAACAAATTAACTGTTTTGCTGAAGATTGAAATCCGTGTAATCTTAAAATTCTTCTCAACACACAGGACATTAATACACACTGGTCTCCATATCGTTCAATAAATCCTAGATTTATAAATCTATAATATATTTCTTGAAACTGTGCAGGAAGTGTATCCGCAATAGATGTTTCAATTCCTAAACCATAATCTTCTGGATGTTTAAAATTAAAAGCAGTATTCCATCCATACCTTGCTAAGTGTTTTGCTGGATTATTAATAAAGTTATCATATTCACTTATTTTACGTTTAGGCTTAATAATAACCTCAGCACCTTGGCTAACATCAAATGTTGAAGTAGTAAATATTTTTTCTCGGTTCATAGAATTTTATCACTTCCGTATTTGTTCCAATCCGTAAATTTATTACGGTCCATTAGATCGTGTAAACTGTGACACCAAACACCTGGATTAGTTGCTTTAAAATCTTTATCATCAATTTTAAGCATAGTGTTATAGTTGTACTGCTTGATGTAAGGCAACGGAATGCGAATCTGCGGAATAAAGTTATCTTTTTCAATCATACTGCTTTCTAGTAATGCTTCTGCATGACTTAGCGGAATATCTAGACTACATAACTTACCAGCAACCAAAAACGCTGTAATCATGTTGTCCCACTTTTCCCAAGCATCTGCATCTTGTGGAAAGTTAGTGCCTGGATTAAAACTATGATTAGCACCAAAGAAGATGTGGTCACATTGTTCTTCATCGTAATGCTTTTGAATAACATCACAAGGTTGTACGCCTGTAACAAACAATGTTTTCATTCCAAACGCAGGAGTCTTTTCAACTTCTATGCCTGTAAAGAAAACAATATTGTCTGCTGTGCCTGTTTCGTAATCACGCTTCATTTCGCTCTACCTGTTTAGCAAGATCCGAAAATCTATCTGCAATTTCACGCAATTCTTTACTGTCTAGGCTACGAGCCAAATCGTGCAATCTAATTATAATTTCGCCGTTTGTCATTCTAATCCTTTTTGTATCAGATATTCGTTAATACGATGCATTTCGTCTTTAAGATATAACTTCATAGTTTTCATTCTACGCACTTCTTCAGTTACTGTAATATTATTATAACGTGTTTCGATCTCTATGTCAAGTTCTCTGTGTTTACGTTCTAATTCCGCATAATGACTGCGAAGTTTGTCCTCTTCGGATTCAAAGTTGCTCATTTTCTAGATCCTCCAATTTGTGTTCTTGGTCTTCAGTAAATTCACCATCTTCTAGTTCTTCTACTTCTGGTTCAACAACGTCAAACAGTGCTCCAAAGTACGTACTAGAGTTTACAGTTTTTTTGCCAATGGCTCCGCGAGTGCCCGGAATTGACATCCAAAACTTAGAGTGTTTTTCGATTAAATCGTTTGCTTCGTCTCTTGTTTTTGCTGAAAATATTTCTTCAACAACATCTCGAAAAAAGACCCTGTCAAACCGCTCTTGTACAAGCATAGCTGGTACAATTCCTGCGTCATATTGTCTGTTGGCTTCTTGAACTGCATTAATGTGACTCCATACGTTATGGCCCATTTGAATAGCATAGCTGAAACTATCCCAGCTAGTCTTTCCTTCTTTGCCTATCTTATTTAAGTCTCCCGGCGCATAAACACATACATCACTGACTTTCATTTCTGCTGTAATAGGCGAGTCTTCAAAGTTTTTAAAGATACCATCTTGTAATACTGCTTGTCTAAAAGTTCTAGTATCAGTCGAATACTTCTTGTCATCTATGCTTGGAACCATTCGATATGTAAACTTACCACGATCGGGCGTTTCGTTTTGAATGTAAATCTGTCCATTAGCAGTTGCTAGGAACGGACTTGCACAGTCAAATGTAAGCATCATAGTAGGGTTATAGTACTTGCGAATAGCTCGTTGTAGGTCTGTTAACAAACAAGCCCACTCTAGCTTACTAGTACCCAAGAAGTGCATTACATCGTGTACACCGCTTTGTAGCAAGCCGTCATAGTGTAGTGATACAATACGCTTGAGCACTAAGTGTACGTCACACATATTCTGACCACCCATTGACCACCCATTAAAGTGATTGTCAGGATATAGATTAGGGTCGCAGTAGTCTTTCATCTGCTGATACCAATCTTCTGCGTCAGCGTGATTTTCACCTTGTAGAACGTTTAAGAACTTACAAGCACCTGTGCGATGCTTCATCCAGTAGTCATTGTTAATGCGTGTCGCTTTAACTGCTTCATCGTATGTGCTAATGCCAGTTGCTTTCGCACCTTCAGGTGAACGAGCTACCCAGGCCGGAATATCAAGAATCATTCCATAGTCCATATACGCATCCATCCAACGCAAAACGCCATCACGTTTCTTTTGCGCCTTAGGACAGTTAGGATCTTTCCAATCACCTTCCCAAACACCCTTACCAATCTGGAAGCCTCCGCTATCGCCAAGCAACCAAGTGTTTTGTCTGTCTCTATTTCTTACCATGTCTTCTTTAGGTACAATTTTAGTTGTATCTAAATCAGCATGTCCTGCAGAGTAAAGCGTCCACTTGTACGTGAATGCTCCTTCTTGCGCATTAAGATAATTAAGACTTTCTACACCATTAGCAAAGTTAGCTGGGATACGAGCCGCTTCGATGTAAGGACCTTTGACAGGATCAGGAAAACGCTGCTTGCCTACATAAGTAGCATAGAAACCGCTTAGTGCAGGTAAGAAGTGTGCGTAATCGTTTTGTGATGCTGTTAGGTCTTTATTCATATTACTTGCTCTGCGCTGGTAAGATGTAATCGTATTTTACCATGCCGCTGTCAATGCTAATTTGCATTGCACCTTGATCTGAGATGCTCATAGTAGCGTCACCGTCTAAGTTCAAAATAGCTTGTACTTGTGCAACAGGCCAACTCCAAGTGTGTGTAAGTGTGCCGTCAACACCATGCTGGAAAACAAACTCACCTGCGTGTGTACTTGCATCACCGAAACTAAACACAAGATTACCGTCTTTAGTTTTAACATTGAATGTTGGCTCTTCGCTATGTGCAGCACTCATCAGTTTCATACGTGCAATTGATGCCATGCTTGGTTGAAAAGTAACAGACCATGTAGCACCTTTAAACTTAACAGTCTTCAACTTTTCTTCAATGATTGCTTTGTTCATAAAGCGATAATCGTTCTCAAAGTCGCCTGCTGCATTTTCAAAGTGAATGTGTGTTGGAATAGTCTCGCCATTCCGTTCTGCCTGTACAACATCAATCTTTGCATTGTCTTTGTATTCAGGATTTTTTAAGTGCAACGCAAGTTTGTCTAGGTTAGGCATACCAAACGTACCTACGAATTCGCTAACAGCATTATGTGTATTTGCATTCATAATAACTGAGCGGTCCTCGGCCATTGCATCAATTGTAGTGCTACCGTCGTTCGTTACTTTTACTAAGCTAAGAAAGCCTAGTGCATGTGTATGAGCGACTACGTCTTGTAAGATGTCTTTCATTATATTGTTTCTCCGTTGAATAAGTTTATTATATTGTCTAAGTTGTTGTTTGTCAAGAACTTTTCTACAGTATATTTAGGTTTAAATCCAAGTGCCTTCATTTTTTCTGTGTTAGCACAAGTCCATTCTCGCTCTCCAGGGGTATTTAGACGAACCGGAAGATCCGGAACTAAGTCTTGGATCCTGACAGGATTCCCCGTACCAATATCGACTACACCTCTAACGTGTGTAGCCTTTATTAATATTTCAATTGCATCTAGTACATCTTCCAGATGAATGAAATCTCTATGGTGTCTAGTAGCATATTCTAATGTACCATTGCGTAGTTTGTTAAAGAACATATTTTCTCTAGGGCAACTATCCGAGTATACTGTATGAAAACGCATACCTACATGATCCGTACCGTAGCGTTCAGCAAGCTCTTCCATAATGAACTTAGACGCCGCATAAGGGTTCAAATCGGGCTCGTATGCGCTCGAACTGCTCGCATATAGTATACGTGTATTAGGATAGCGTTCAAACAGTCTACGGGTTACTTCTACATTGTTATTCCAATAACCTGCTGGATCATTTAGACTTTCACGTACACCTGATTTGCCTGCTAAGTGTATAATTAAATCAAATTCTTCTTTAAAATCACAATGTAACAAATCTTGTGAATTGTTTAATTGGTCTCTATCCCAACCGTCTTTTAAATCAATACCAATTACTTGATTATTCTTTTGCAATCGTTTTAATAGGGCTGAGCCTATAAAGCCTCTATGCCCTGTTAATAAAATTTTCATGCTGCTATTCCTTGTTCTTGGAATATTTGCAAATACTCCATTGTGTTCTTCCAGTTATCAACTTTTCTAAAATGTTTTACTACATTTGCTATAGGAAGATCATTACCGCCTTCATAGATAGCATCACCAAAGAACCAAGTAGTATCTTCTTTGTCAAAGTCTTTTATGATTTGACTCTTGTCAAAACCTTTAGGGCTAATATCAATACCTGTTTCGCCGCCAACTTTTGCTTCTAAGTCAGGAAACATTGTATTAAATGCAGATGCAATTATATTACGTTCATCGGAAAGCTCGTCGTGAACAACATAATCTTCTCGTTCTTCTTTGTTAGCATTGCGACCTACTATACTGAAGTTTATCATCCCTGGACGATGTTCAAAATGTAACCCTGTACGTACTCTATATGTACTTGAAGTTAGTTGAACAGATAGCCATTCGTGTGCATCTTCAGGAATGATCCAGTTATTAGTTCGAAGGTTTACATCCCTTTCCCAAACATCATTTCCGTTGCATTGATAAACACGTTTACATAAGTTGTAGGTCGGCTCACTAATCTGTTTAACAGTCTTTGCTTTGTCACTACCTGTAACTAGATAAACGTCATTCATTAAACAAAAAGAATTAAAGAATGCTTTAAAGTTAGGATCAATTATACCCCTGCTAGGAGTTAGTGTACCGTCTACATCAAATATAAATTTATTCATCTGTTCCTTCGCACCATGCTGTTTCGCCTTGTGTAAATTCTGAAGTTACTTTATACCATTCAGCAAAACACTCTTGTTTAGTTTCGTAACGTCCGTATTCGGTTACACGAGGTTCTATAGTATCATCTGTTGCAAATACCATGCTAACAATAAGCAGTGTCCACATTAGGAATTCTCCTTGATCCACGTACATTCTGAAACGTCTTCAGGCGTATCGTACATTCGTTTACACTGTTCGTAAGGATGAAAGTACATTGCTACTGCCCATCCTGCGATAAATGCTATTGCTAGATAAAAATATTTCATCTCAACGTTCCACTAATGGTGTTGAACTTTGGCTGTCGTGGTAATCACCACTTGCGTAATAATCGCGCACTGCACTTTCTTTAATCATCATACCGTTCTTCATACGATAGGATACAATCTCACGACGAACTACGCCGTCTGTATCTGCATCAAATGCGTTTTTAAATGGACCTTCAGTCATTGCTTTGCCTTTCTGCTACACGCTTTCTCAAATCACTTGAGCTAAAGCGATGGTCTCTCTTGTTGAAGTATAGATCAATGTCACGTTTGCGGCAAATGTCTTTGCCTGTGAACTCTTTGTCTCTATACTCCTCTCCTAATATTCTAACATCAATATGATACATTGTCAAGATATCTTCTAGATCTTTTTCGGTACCATACGGAATTATTTCGTCTACGTATCCAACTGCTTTGAGTTGTGTGTAACGCTCCACAACAGTTTGTATAGGAGCGTTCTTTTCTGCACGATCAACGCTAGGATCTACTTGTAATGCGCAGATCAAATAATCACATTGTTCTTTTGCTTCACGTAACATTTGTACATGTCCAGCATGTAATAAATCAAATGTGCTACAAGTAAATCCTACTTTCATTCCTGCATCCTCGCTGCTAACTCTTTCAACATTTCAATCAACTCTTCAATAGTATTTAGATCGTGTTCGTTCTGTGTGTCAATTTCTACTTCTACTTTTATTTTCATACATTTTAGTCTCCGAAGTCAAACAAGCTATTAAAAGTATTGTGCCGTTTTGTATCCTCTAACGGATAGTTCAACACACCAATCAAGTTGTCTAACTTATTATCAATAATTGTTTCTGCCATTGCTGAATCATCAAACGGAAGTTCTTTGAACCAATCGGGCATACGCAATTCGTCTGTTGGATACGCAACACTTGTGTATCCTAGTGGGTTCTGCTTGAGCTTACAAACGATAACTTTCATACCGTCTACAATCTCTTGCGAATATTTGTCACCGTTCATACGCTTGAGTGTATTCCAGTTAATACTTGCTCGAACGTGTCCAGGCATGTTTGCTTTACCCTGCTTCTGCTCAAGACGCTGATAGTGTCCAATCTTGTTTGCACGTTTAGGTGAACCCTTCTCCCAACCCGGACGCTCACTAAATTCCTTACGGAATTGTGTAATACGCTCTAACACTTCCTCCTGAGGTTTATCAGTAAGTACCATAAGCAAAATTTCACTTAGAAATTCCTGCATAAACACAGGAGTATCTGAACGGCGCAAGTCTAAGCCCATAGCTTTAACTTTACCTGGCTTACCGTCTACATCTGTTCTAAAGCCTTCGTTATCAATTACTAGTGCCGCATAACGCTTCTTGGTAATATACAAGCCTGATTGTGCAACAATCTCTCGACCTGCTGCAATAACGTCTGCACGACTCTTCGGACAATGAAATGCTCGACCCATCATGTCAACAAATGTTGCATCTACTGCTTCTGATACTTGATCATAAAGGGTAATTGCTTTTTCAGTCGACCAAGGAATAGTTCCTGCTTCAATTTCTTTATGTAAAGTAGGCCACGCACTAAAGTATACAGAGTCAGTATCACCGTAAATAACTGCTTCACCAACGTGATCGTATACTCCAGTAATAACTTTGTTTGCTTCTGCACTCATGTGTTTAACAATCGTACGACCAGTAAGAGTGGTAGACTGACCAATACGCTTATCGAAAAATCTACAACCAGGGTTAAGAATAGCACCATATAATGAGTTCAAGTTAATTTTCTTTACAAGCTGACGTTTGTCCCAATATTCAATTTCAGCTGCATTGCCTGCGTCTTTTGCTTTTTTAAGCATCTTCTGCAAGTCTTTACGTTCACTGTACCAACGTTTAAGAATACCAGGAATAACACCTTCAAACTCTGTTGTAAAGATTGTACCGTTTGCACTAAGCATCCAAGGTTGATTACTATCAAAGATTAGTTTATAAATCTCTGCACCTGAAAGTACATCAGATTTACCATCTTCCCAGTCAATAGTTAGTGCAATATCTTTTCGTTGATCCATAACGGCTTCGTATTCTTCTGTACTAAAGCGTCCTTCCCAACTACCTGCAAACGTTTTCTTCTTTAGTGTCATATCCTCATGTACACGAGCATCACTAATCTCAGGACGAATTTGACCTATAACAGTCTCTGGCGCCATATTCAACGCACGAATCACTGAAGGATACAGTGAGTTCAAATCCATTGATGCAATCCATTTGTGCAAGCCCTTTTTAGGGAACGCAACATACGCTCCTGCCGCTTGTGTATTTTCTTCGTCGTCTCTACCCTTGCGGTTAGGAACTTGCAAGCCTCTGTGATGTGCTTCATTAACAATAGCTTGCTCAGTAACTGCAACAGCACCCATTGTTGTTTGTAGCAGTACAGTATTAGCGTGTGCAAGTTCGTTGCTCAAGTCAATAAATCGTAGCTTTTTGTCTAGTTTGTCTAGTAGCGCAGTATCTTGAATGTTATATTCAATAAACTTGCGGAAGTCATTGTTATATAATTGATCCAACGTACCTTCATACGGTACTTTGTTTTCACCTACTTCGATTTCACCAATAGCATCTAGTCGATATGTGTGACGTTCTTCATAAGTGTACTTACGATACAAGTTCAAACTATCCAAGTGTACACGACCAACTAGATCAAATGTTTCACTTTCCTTACCAAACTTTTCGTACATACGTTTCTTAGGCATCTGCCCCCATAAACAAAAACGTCTTGTGTCATCTTTGCTTAATATACGAGCAGTTCTATTAACAGTGTACGGAATATCATATCCTTCACTGTTCCAGCCACTAAGTACATCACTATCTTCAATCAATGTTAAGAAAGTATCAATCATCTCGCTTTCTTTTTCAAAAAGCATTACGTTGTCAATACCTTCAAGTGTTTTCTTTGCTTCATCCATAGTAAGCGTCTTAGGAGGAACTGCAAGACACACCATTGTTTCTAACCACTGCAAATACACAGATATAGATGTAATGGGCATAAATGGATCACTAGGATCAGCAAAGCCTCGTTCCGGATCAAAGTCCGTCTCAATATCGAAAAATGCAATGTTTAGTTTAGGTGCATCTTGGTTAAGATAGTTTTCACTTAAACATTGAAAAATAGGATTAATGTCGCTTTCAAAAAGCTGTTTATCTCTATTAATAGCAACTTCTTTACGAAAGTCTTTTGTGTTCTTGCACACAATTCGTGTTAAAGGATCGCCGTAAACACTCTTATACTTACCTTTAGGGTCTTTATAGTAAAATGTATATTTGGATTGATATTCACGGAATGTGCGTTTTCCGTCTTTGCGTTCGACTACGCGAATAATATCTTGATCGCGATCGAACAGTGCGTCTACGTAACTCATTTAATCTCCTTGTTGCTTCTGGCCAACTAACCGTCTACATACCACTAGGGCGTATATAATATATATTATATGACAAATTCTTGTATTAGTCAACTACTATTTTCTTATAGTAAGTTGTTTTTGATGACATTCATAATTCGTTTATTATATTTTGCTTGAACAAATGCATTGTAACTATCTATTAGTTTAGTAGGTACATAAGGATTTTTAGTGTTAAACTTAAACGTAAGAATGTCTTTCATAATATTATTTGTATGAAATTCTCTTGCATCAAATCTAACTAACTTTATTTTCTCGTCTGTATTAAATTTATAATAACAGATTGCTTCATCCATTTTAATATCAACAACATTATTATGTTTTTTCAACTTAAACGTAGGTTTTACAGGCCTAAACCATTTGTTAATATTATAAGTAGCACTAATGCCAATAGTTCCATTTGAAAAGTCTGTTTCCTCGTAATATGGAGGTAACTGTGACATTGTTAAATCTTCGTCACAATAGAACAAATATGTAGGAGCAGCCAATTGAATAATTCTTTCTGGGCCCATCACTCCGACTAGTTGTTGTAAAAAACTTTGATCTTGCGGATACTTACTAACACAACTATTATAATTGTCTTCAAAAGAATATGTAAGATGCAAGTCTAACGGCGACTTAATTTTATATGTATTTCTACATTCGTTTACAATAGCAGGACATCTACCAGCCTCTTGACCAAAGTATTCTGCAGGAACTATATTTTTTAATAAACTTTCAGGTTCTTTATAACGTAGTTCACTAATTGTAAACTCATCTTGTACCGGAAACGTTGCCCAATATACTGTCTTCATTTACCACCATCCTGTTGCTACACCAAAACCAAACACATTAACAAATGCAAAATAACCTGTTAGCATCATTGGCCAAGCAAGTTTACGTCTGTAATATGCATAAACTGCTGTTAGCGAACCAATAAAAAATCCTGGATATACAATACGCATATCAGGTGCGTTTGCTGTAAGTGCTAGAGTTAAACTAGCACCCACAGTAAACACAAAACTCACAAGTTCAAAAATAAATGCTATACGATCAGTTTTCCAACTATGTAACCAAAACTCTTTAATTTTATTCAATTGAAAAATCCCATTGCTAGTATCCAACCTGTTACGTGAAGGAATGCAAAGTATGTTGTCATTACTAGTGGCCAACCTGCACCTCTACGTACAAACGCTAAAATACTAAACACTGCTCCTACGAAGCTAACTGGATAGATAAATCTAAAATCTGGACCAGGTTGTGCTACAGCAATCCAGGTCATTGAAATGAATACACACGCACTAGCGATTGTTTCAAAGTAGAATGCTCTACGATCGCTAGTGTAACTGCGCACCCAAAAGTCTTTAACTTTTTGCCATAGGCTCATTTATCATATCCTAACGTAGCAACAAGAGTTTCAAGATCTTCATGATAGTCAGCATGTTTATCCCAATCACGATTCTTAGCAATCTTAATAGCTTTGTTAATTAGTGCTGGTTTGATGTCTAGTTCTTCTGCTACTGCTTTAACTGTTTCTTTAAGACCTTCATTAAGATCTTCAACTTCTTGCAGCACTGTTACACCTTCTTTAACGAGGCGTTCAAGTTTTGCCTTTTCTTCTGCACCATAGGTACGATCACTCATAGGTTTCTCCTGTTGTTAATATGTTATAGTATATATGATTAGTTGGAGTTTGTCAACGACTAAACGACTTTTTGTATCCTAAATTAGGATACAAAGTTATTAGGTTGAAATGAATTATCCTGCGGAAGTTCGTCTAGCCGCAGAAATTACGTAATCGGCAGCTATGACCCAGCGCCATACCAGTTCGATTAAACTTTCTTTAGATATGGTTTGGCCATTATCTATTATTTCTTTATTGTTATTAAAAATTTGTACCCAATTATTCTTTAACGGGTTGCCTTCATTTGCAGCATTGTCAACGAACCATCTAAAGTTATGTCCTTGATCATCAGCAGCTCGTCTTTGAGGAGTATTTTGAATTGCTTGCAATGACTGTCGTAAAAATGATGCTAATTCAGTTTCTGTAGTTATAGGATCAGGAACATCAGCAGTACTAGTATTAATAAGGCTGATAAATTCTTCTCTTGTTTCTTCTGTATCTAATAATGTATCATTACTAACACCAGGACTGAAATCAGCAGCCAAAACTTCTAATTCACAAGGTGTATCAGCATGAGGAGCAAGATGATTATAAATGTCGTCCCAAGATAATCCTGTACTAGAATTTGGCACACCCATATTATAACGTATAGCATATGCATTCCATGCTTCGGGGCTTAGACCCGAAGCCATGTTAAGGCCTATTAATCTTTGAGCATTTTCAAGTTCACCTGCGTTTAATGCACCACCTATAAAATATCTTAATGCGCTAGATACAGGTGATCCGGTGTTTCTATCAATAAATGTACTAATAAAATGGCAAAGAATATTTGACCATTGATGCTCATCAAATGATGATCTTAATTCGTTCGCTGAGTTAATACGCTCTGTTAAAATTTGTATAACTTTCATTATGCGGCCTCCAACATATTATCTCGTATATATTCTAATGCGTTATTTAAATTTTGATAACCTGGATTCGCCATCTGATAAATGTTACTAGTTCCGTTACTAATTGCCTCAAATGGTGTAACTCCGTCTCTTGGTTGGCGAATGTTAACGTTTGACAACACTAAATTTTGTCCAACTCTCATTGTTACTTGATCGTTTTCAACAGTAATTTCCCATCTTATAGTGTTACCGTTCGCTTGAGTAGATTCGCCGCTAACAGTATTACCTGTTCTTTGACCCCAATCAAAAGTTTGTGGTTCGACTGTATCGCTATTATTAGCTGCTGCTACAGGGTTGCGTTGTGCATCCATTAATGGTCCTTGACGATATGTTCTAATAATTTCAACTGCATCACGCTTTTGTACTATTGTTCCACCGTTTGGCTCGCCAACTTCGTCAGGAACTCTTCGATTACCGTTAAGTACACTCATAACACGTCTGAGATTATTATCAATCTCTAACAACTCTCTAATATCTTTACCTTCTAAAGATATTGCAGCAATAAATGCCTCCGCATCTGATCTAGCCATTGGTGTTTTATAGAATGTTATTCTATCTTCTGCAAAATTACCAGTGTACGTGACTGCTTCTCTATTAGCACTAGTTACTGTTCGGCCTGGTTGAGCTGCACCTACTTCTGCTTCTACATCATTTCTTGTTACTGCATTTGCGGTAGCGGCTGTCCCAACTGGAGTAATCCCGCCATTTGATAATCTAACAATATTAGGAGTAGGCTCAGTACTTATACCAGCAACATGATCACTTACTGCTGTTCTAGCGTTAATTAACATTTGCTTTCTAGAGTCAATATTGTAATTTTCTCCAGCAGCACCAATAAATTTATCGATAGCAATTAATTTACCAGTTAACTCGCCCATTTGAGTTTGAGTCAACTCTTCCTTTACAAGGCCTTCGATCATCTTAGATATAGAACTTTTAAATATAATAGAATCAGTGACTGGGCTAGCTGCTGCTAATAAACGTTCAATAGTACTAAAAGTATTTTCAACTTCTTGCAATGCTCTGTATGTATTAGGACCTAAATCACCATCGACTCTAATTCTTTCTGGTACAGTTGTATTAGCTGCATTAGTAGTTCCTACGTACATTCTATTATATGCACGCTGAAAGTCCCGTATCGCTTGATCAGTTGCTCTACTGTATTCTTCGCTACCTGCCTGTATGTTTGTAAATCCTAATGCTGATAGTCTTGTGTTTAATTCTTTAATAGCACCAGCTGCTTCTGGATTATTTCTAAGTCCGCCTTGATTAGAAGTAGGAGCAACAAAGTCATCTAGTGTATCTTTGTATTCGTTACCTGTTGGTTCTAATGTAGCATTTGTTGCTGCCGTCGCTGCCGCCGAAGCTGGTTCTGCATTCTGTACCGCTGCGCTGTCGCTTGCTGCTGGAGAAGCTCTTCCAGACTCTGGTTGTTCAAAATACGGACCGCTGCCATCTGCTTTCATTACCGTAGCATCCGGATAAGCATTGCGTAGTGCTTCTGCATTCCTTTCTCTAGTATATACTCTAGTTAACTCGCGTTGAAGAGTTACATCTATATATGGCTCTGTTCCTCTAAAGTTTGATATACTATGTCCTTGCAACGAACGTGCAGTCGGGTCAAAGAAAAACTCTCTAGTAGGACGCATTGTTTCGCCCTGTCCGCCTGCTTGTATACTAAATTTAGTTTGCACATTAGTAGGAAGTACTCCTAGTCTTGCCTGTGCTACTGCAATATTTCTTGCTCCGGCATTAGTAGGACGAACTTCTTCTGAATTATATGTAGCACCATTAAGTGTTCTCAGTTTGCCATCTGTACCAAACATACCGTTTAACCCAAGTTTTTCACCAGCATGGTAAAGTACGTAGTTAACTTTAAAGTCTTCTGTCTGTCCTACTGAACGCAATGCAGCTCCTAGCCCGCCTAAAAATCCCTGACCTGATGTTTGCATTTCACTAGCAGCTTGCTCCATTGCTGCAAGGTCTTGTAAAGTCATACCTTGCCTTGCATACTGATCAACTACACCGTTTAATTCACGATGATTTTGACGTTCATCAAGTCTATCTAGTTTTGAAATTAAATCACGCATATCAGACATACTATTAAACCTTAGACTTTTTGTTTTGTTTTTTCGTTTAGTTTAGTTGCTAACAAATCTTTATATGAAGATTCTGTAGGAATAGTTAGTTCAGGCTGTGCAGTATCTGATGCATTTTCATAATCCATAGCATGATATACACTACCAATATAGTCAGCAGCTTTAGTAATTTTAGCCTGTTGCCATCCTTCAATTCCTTCTGCTTCACTTACAGATTTAAGCATGTCGTGTAATTGAATAGCATATTTTGCAATTTTGTATAGGTCTGCACGGGCCATTTGCACTTCGTGATCGCGTTCTGCTGCGTGTGCTAAATCACCTAAACCTTCTTTGAATTCATTTTTTCTCATTGAGTTAACTCCAGTAATACATATTAAATGTATTTATCGTCTTGCTGCTGTGCCGCCCATTAAATTAGCGTTTATGTCTTGTGCATTTTTAGCAGTGCCATCTGCATTAGTTGCTTGAGGAGCCTTAGGTGCACCATACTTGCCTTTTTTAGATACCTTACGCTTTGCTCCAGGAACACTTGCTATTGTAGCAATATTGCCTGAACTAGTACTGCCCGCAGTTGCATCTTCTGTAACTGCATTGCAACTACAATGCGAGCATGTAGGTTTACAAGTACAATCTTTAGCTTTAACATCGGCACCACAGCACTTGTCTGAACAGTAGCCTTTTCTGCCTTCTAGTAAATCACTCATTTTCATTTTTTTAATCTCCTTACCATTTTCTACACGACCAGTAACGTGCCTTATGGCGAGGCCCTGGATTATCACAGTTATGTCTTGCACGGAAACTTCTTCTACGTGCTGGATTAGACTTTTTAATCTTCATGTCAGGATCACCAAAGTTAACCTTTACTACGTTGCCTTTAGGATTCTTAACATATACTTTAAACTTCTTAACATCACCTTGCATAGGCTTGCCTAGTTTAACTTTACGTCCTTGATACTCTGCTTCGTCAAGAATTTCATCATCATACAGCATGTCCAAGTCGCCTTCCCATGTGTACTCGTCTTCGCTTACTTTAACACAGTTGTTGACTCGTTTGCCATCTTTCATCTTAGTGCCGTCTTTACGGTATCCCTTCCAGCACTTAGGATCTAAACGTTGCTTGGCTTCGTCTATTTCGTTATTTTCTAATATTAGATCAATAATTTTCATTTCTTTTTCCTACCAGACTTCATATTGGCGCACCAGTGATACATTTTAGCTTTTTCGCCTGATGCATTTTTAGCACGTTTGCGTAAATCTGTTACACTACCATTACAACTTGCACCTGAACGCTTTACACGCCCTGGTCTGCTTTTGCCTTTTTTCTTACCATCAGCAAAGTTTTCTTCAATGCTTTCTGCTTGTGCCATAGCTGTTTGCATTTGCTTTTGACTAAATTTAATACCTTGTTGTACAAAGAACTTTTGTAGCCAAGTTATATGTATCAAACCTATAGCTGACGCAATCAATATAAGAATATTAGGTGCAAACTCTTTTAATAGTTCAGCTAACGCACTAGGTTTTTTATTTTTATATCTAGCTACTATTTGATCAAAGTTCTTCGGACGTAGTTCTGGTAGCGGAGCAGTAGCAGGCGCCTCTTCGGTTTGTAATACATCCTGTGCTGTACGTATAGCACGAGTACCTTGTGGATGATTTGGATTGATACTTACTGTTTCACCGTTAATTAGTTCGCTAATGTTTGCTGCTTTGCCTACACTGTCTAGAACTTGATGTAATTTATCTTGTGCATCGTAGTTTCCGCTTTCGTAACCTTTTTTGCCACGAACTTCTACACGATGTTTTTCGTTAGTATCCATTATATGTAGAACGTCCATATGTTTATCACGCTCTAGTTTTAAAATTATACCTTCGGCTAGTCCTAGATTGAATAATACATTGGTCGATTTACCTTTAACTTTAGAACTTAGTGTAGGTGGACGACCATCTTTGTCTACAGTATTACCGAATTTAGCAGCCTGTGTCTTGATTTCGTCAGTGCTTACATCAACAGTAGTGTTAACACCTTTTACAATTCTGCCATCTTCTTTTAGTATTTCGTATATTTTCATTTTTTATGACCCCTAAACCCTCGTGGCATATTCATTTGTCCATGCATCTTAGGAAGTCCAAACCAAAGTTCAAACCATTCTTTATCACCGGGGCGAATGTTTAGTTCACGTTCTTTTTTACGATTACTGTTAGCAGCATCACTAATGTTCTCAAGAGTATACTCTGTGTAACCTTTAAATTCGTTTACACCTGCAAGTTTCTTGATATAATCTAGTTCATCCATTACTTTTTTTCTTGTTATGCTGTGCCCATGCTATTGCATATGGTGCGCCTTCGTCATCCGGAAACTCTTTTTTAAGTGCTTTAACTTGACGTTCTCTACCTGGAGGTGCATCTTCTTGTTTTTTCTTTTTCATTTTCTTTTCGTCACTACTGTGACCAAAAGTTTGATGTACTAGGTTATCTAGTTTGCGATGAAATAAATCTTCTTCGTCTTCACTAGCATCTTCTGCTGCTACAGGCTCTTCGTCTCGTATTCCCATGCCTTGTCTAACGGCTGCAAACATTTCGTCTGCTACTTCTTGATTAGGCACACCTTGTTTAAACGATTCTAAATCGTCTGCTGCGGCTGCCGCTCGCATCTTGCTTGCGCTCATACCTTCTGCACCATCTGCATCTGGATCACGCTCTCCTGCGCTTACTACTTTAATTGATTTAAAGTTATACTCTACGCCATTGTACTTGTTAATTAATTCTTCAAATGCAGGAACACGATCACTGCCTGCAACATATACTAAATTGTCGTATCCTAATGCATCAATCTTTTGTAATGCTTGAATGATTGTTTTTACTTCCGGATTACCGATAGTAACTTCAGGAAAAAAGAATTTAGCATAACGTAATTTATCTGCAAATGCTAAAGGATCTGTTTTAGGTTTTTGTGATTGGCTTAAAAAGATATAAGGGTCACCGCCTTGTGATTTAACTGCATCTACTAGTTTAGCGTGACCAATAGTAGGCGGGTTCATACGGCCAAAAGCCATTGCCGCAGTTGATTCGGGAGCCTCAAATAATTCTCTTAATCTCATGAATATTCCCCGTTTTTAATTTGTTCCATTTCTTCGGAAAATATTAAGTCAATAATCGCTTGTCTATCGTCGTTATTAAAAACTTCATCTGGCATACGTGCCACATTAAACTTTTTACAATATGACTGTAATGCTTGTTCAACCATGTCACCTAAGCATTTGTTTTGATCTATTGGTTTGCCTTCTCTATGCAAATCTGCAACACGAGAAACTGCTGGGAAAAAACTTTTTCTATAAAACATAGGATCGTTGCGCATAAACACAACAACATCATCAACTACATCAAACGGTAAAGATGTGTCAGTAGTTTGTGAAAATTCATCTATACGCATTATTCGTTCCCTCCAGATATTTCAATATCAAAATTGTCATACCCTTGTTCAAACATTAATGCTGCTAAACGATCAGCATATTCATCTGCTTCTTCGTTAGTTAATTCTCGTTGTAAAGGAATTTCAATAACAGGATTGCCATCTACAGTTTCTAATAAAGTTTGTGAAGGGAAAACACTTTCGTCTAGTAAGCTAGGACCTTCTTCTTTTTCTAATATTACTCGTACAAAATGTTCCATTATTCTAACCCTTAGTGATTCAATTTGATGCTATTTACTACGCCGTCAGTCCAGCTATTAATAGATGTTCTTACCCAAACATAATTTCCTGTAAAGTTTGTAATTTTACTTTCAGTAGTACCTTCGTCGTTTACGACTGGATATGCTTGACTATAAACAGTAAACCAGTCGTCTTCTGTAGGATTAATAGCTAATGTTCCTTGGATAGCAACTGTGCCTATAAACCCTGTTATAGTATATTGTATTGTATGAAAACCGTCACTACGACCGTAGTAACCATCTCCTTTTTGCGGATTGCTATTTCTATCTACAGAAGTACTATCCCCGGGATGAGACATCGCCGCGTTTGTGACTGTAGTTCCGTTGTCGTCGTATGTGAATTCAAATGTATTACTGTTTGCCATATAACTATTTATCAATATTTTACTTGACGACTAGTTTGTCGATGCGGCGAATATTAGATAACATTAAGTTACATAGTTGTAGTGTGCGCTCATCTCTTGCATAAAAGTACATTCCGTTAACATAACCTGAATTAAGTAATTCTTGTAGCAATACTGGACCTACTTTAATTAATTTAGGATTGTTAATAGCCCATTGACCAAATGTAACATCACCTTTTGCTGTGCCAAGTGTTACTTTATATTGGTATCCATTATCATGATCTACAATAATATTATGTTCATTTAGTGTATTAATATAATTAGGATCAGGCGCATGTAAACTAATTATACTAGATTGTTTAACATCTTGCATAATACCATTAAGCCACTCAAAATTATTAGTGTAAATTGATATGTTAGGGTATTCGATGCGCAATTTATAATCATCAAATTTATTAAAATGATTAAAGAGTTTTTTTGCATCAAAAAAACATTCTTTAGAGACTGGCTTCTTTCTTATGCCGCTTTGTAATAGTAATGGTTCGCCTTGTTCATATTCGTGTTGCATTGTATCAAGAACTTGCCTAGCGAATGGCAAGTTCTTGTCTCTAAACGAAGAGGATAGTTGATTTGAGATGCTTAGTCTATATAAGTATGCACCCCAAAACAACTTAGTCGTTTCATACTTCTTCAACGACTTCCTCCGACGCCGATTCTAATACAAATTTCTCTTTATAGTCAATAGTTACATGTCCGCCATTTTTAAGATTTCCGAACAGTAATTGACGACTTAAAGGACGTTTGATTTCTTTGTCAATAACACGTTGCAACGGCCTTGCACCCATCTTAGGATCAAAGCCTTGATCAACTAGGGCATCTAATGCTTCGTCAGTGACAGTAATTGCAACATTTTTGTCTGCAACCATGACTTTAAGTTCAAGCAAGAACTTACCAACAATTTTAAGCATAACTTCTTTGCCTAGTTTAGCAAATGTAATCACACCATCAAGTCTGTTACGGAATTCCGGTGCAAAGAACTTTTTAAGTGCAGTATCTTCGTAATTATTCTCCATACTGTCACCAAACCCGATTGTGTTTTTCTCAGCATCCTTAGCACCAAGATTGGTAGTAAGAATAAGGATACAATTACGTGCATCTGCCTCTTTGCCGTTAGACCCAGTAACTTTACCATTGTCCATTACTTGCAACAAGATCTGTGAAACATCTGGGTGTGCTTTTTCAATCTCATCAAGTAGCAATACACAGTTAGGATTTTCTTGCAATTTAGTAATTAGTAGACCTGAGTTTTCTTCATGTCCTACATACCCTGGAGGCGAACCTAGCAATTTAGAAACACTGTGTTTTTCTTGATACTCTGACATATCAAAACGCACAAGTTCTACACCCAATTGGTTAGATAATTGCTTTGCAGTTTCAGTTTTACCTGTACCAGTCGGGCCCATAAACACAAATGCACCAATTGGCTTGTCATCTGGTTTAAGACCTGCTTGTGCAACAAGAATTTTATCAACAATATCTTCAATAGCAGTGTCTTGACCATACACAACTTTCTTAAGATTGTGTTCAAGATTAGCAAGATTGTCAGTTTCTGTTTGGCTTACTGTTTCTGCAGGAAGTTTAACAACTTTTGCAAGTTCAAATTCAATGCCTTTAGCAGTAACAATTTTTTCTTCAACGTTGTTTAGATTAAATCTTGAACATGCAAGGTCAATTAAGTCAATTGCTTTATCTGGCAATTTTTTATCTGACTGATATTTAATTGATAACTTAACAGCACTTTCAATAGCTTCATCTGTAATAGTTGTTTTGTGATAATCTTCGTAGTATTTTTTAATACCTTGTAGAATATCTTTAGTTACACTTGCAGTAGGCTCGTCTACAGTTACACGTTGGAATCGACGCATAAGAGCACGATCCTTTTCAAAGTACTTGCGATATTCGTCCCAAGTAGTTGAAGCAACAACTTTTAGATTGCCTTTGGTAAGAGCTGGTTTAAGCATGTTAGCAAGATCGTTTGCTCCACCGCCTCCACCTGCGCCTGCACCGTTCATCATATGTGCTTCGTCAATGAACATAATAGTTTTGCCTTTGCCTTTAAGGCCAGCAAGTACTAGTTTAAAGCGTTCTTCAAAGTCCCCGCGATATTTAGAACCAGCAAGCATACTACCAATGTCGAGCATATATACTTCGTATTCTTTTAAGAAGTCAGGCACATTGTCATTAACAATGTTATATGCCATGCCTTCTGCAATAGCAGTTTTACCAACACCTGGATCGCCAACTAGCAATACATTGTTTTTATTCCTGCGTCCTAATGCAAGTGCTAGACTTTCAAGCTCTTCTGAACGACCAATAATTGGATCAATTTTACCAAGTTTCGCCTGTCCATTAAGATTAGTAGTAAATGCTTTTAATGCTTTTTGAGCTGCACCACTAATTTCTTCATCTGCAACTGCTTCTTCATGTTCTGAACTAATGTAATCTGCAAATGTGTCTTTGTCGACTCCTGCTTTTTCAATAAAGTATGCAGCATGACTTTTCTTTTCGCTCATCATACTAAGAAGAACATCATTTAGTTCAATCTCTGCACGGCCTGCGAACAACACTTGTGTAAATGCACGATTAAGTACACGTTCTACACTTTGTGTTTTCTTAGGCTTATACTTTGTTTCTTCTGTTTTAATTTCATCAAGATTATTCTTGAGATAATGCTCTAAATTAGATTTAAGGTAGTCAACGTCTGCACCATATCCTGACATGAGTTTGAAGAAACTATCAGAACACATCATTGCAAATAATAGATGTTCGACTGTTACATACTCATGCTGTAACTTACGTGCATCTTTTATACTTTTTTCAAATACTAATTGTAGCTCTTCACTTGGTTCAACCATTCTTCTTCCTTAGTGTTTATAATAAGTTCGGTAACACTTTATATTATACATTGTTTTCTGTTATTGTCAATGTAAAGAGTAACCAATACTTAAATATCGTTTAAAATTTCTCGTATTCTTTGTAATTGTTGTGCTTTTAAATTGTTAGGTATAGTTGCTTCAACTGTTATTAACAATTTGCCTTTTTGATTAGATCTAACATCAGGAATACCATACCCATTTACACTAAATGTGGTATTATTTCTAGTTCCTTTAGGGATCGTAAGTTCTAAATTTTTTCCGTCTAATGTATTTACACTAATTTTAGTGCCAACAATCATTTCTAAACAGTTAACTTTAACTGTAGTTTTAAGATCATTATAATTTCTTGTCCAATTAGGTTTATGATTAATATGAACTTCAACAAATAAGTTACCCCGTCTGCCAGGAATACTATTATCTCCTAGATTTGAAAATTTCATAGTATCGCCATGATTAACACCAGGCGGAATATCTAAGTTTACAGTTTCTTCTTGACCATTTCTTAATCGGTATGCAGCAATAATTTTTTTACCTGTTAATACTTCTTCAAGTTCTAATTTAACACGTAATCGTACATCGGGATTTTGTGGTCGAGCTCGGTGCTGCCCACCAAACATGCTTGCAAACATATCACTAAACGGATCGTTGCCCATGTTGCTTGTATTGTAATGGAATCCTCTTTGACCTGCTGTTTGCTGCTGGTCATACATAGCTCTTTTATGAGGATCTTTTAGAGTTTGATATGATTCATTGACCTGTTTAAATGTTTCTTCATTACCACCTCGGTCAGGATGGTGTTGCATACTTTGCTTTTTGTATGCTTTACGTATGTCTTCTTCGGTGGCGGTCTTAGGAACACCTAAGATAGAATAATAGTCCATACAATTACTTATCGTATGGACTATTAGGTATTAACAGTAATGATTACTTTTTGTTACCAAAACTTTGTGAACCAAAGAATGCTGCAACAATCGCCGCAACTGACACAAAGTATGTAGCAGCCATATCACCTAGGATTTTTGCTGCTTGATCTAAACCAATTAGGTTTGCTAGTACAACTGCAAATGGATATAGTAGCATACCAAATAATGCAAACCATGCCATGTTACGTTGTGCGTCACGCATTGCATCTTCATCTTCTAGACGCTTGCGTTTAAACTCTAGATTCATCTTCATTTCTTCTTTAGAAATGTGTCCGTCTCCGTTTGTGTCCATCTCCGCAGCTACTTCTGCATCGACTGTTACTGATTTATTTTCTGCCATCACTTTTTCCCCTCTAGTTTTTTAATTCGAGCATCTAGTTCAGGCCATACTTCAAACTCATGTAGTTCTTTTGATGGATGACTATCAGACTCAACTTTGGCAAGACGTGCCTCAAGCTCGTCAATTTTTGCAGTTATTTTAGGATATTTTACACGCCATGCATTAGGATCATTTTGGAGCCAAGTCCATCCCCAGCGTAATGCTAGGTATTCTAATGTAGCGTCAAACTTTGTTACGCCCCATGTTGCCATTCTTGTGTCTTTAAACCAGAATAGAAATGCTGCACCAAATAGTGAACCAGCAATACTAGTATAAATCCACAGACGGTCGCCCGCCATCTGTTGTATCATTTCCCACATAATAACCCCTCGTTGTTACTATGTGTATTTATTTTATTTGAAAGGATTTAGTCTATCAAGTGCAGAAGGTTGTTGCACGTCTTGCTGTGCGTCTACTTGTTGTTTAGCATTATCGATGTTTGCATTAGCAGCATCTAATGCTTCGTTTGCGTTCTTATAGTAGTTTTCGTATGCTACAATGATTGCTCGCTGTTGTTGAATAAATGCTCTAATACTAGAAAAATTCATACTTATATTTTCATAACCTTCGTCAGTGAGTGCAAAGAATACTACTGGGCGACCAGATTTTTGTATTTCAGCTACTTTTTCTTCAAAGTTTTCTGGAGTAATAAGTATCCATTCAACATCTTTCATACGCAGTGAATCTGCGTTAGGTAAGACCAGTTCGGGTTTTTCAACAGGCTTAGCAGAAACCTCTATACGTTGAGGAGTGCTAGAACAACCACTAAGGAGTGCTAGGACCAGGCCAAAGCCAAGGACATTCTTTATTAAATGTTTCACCACTTGTTGCTTCCTTTTCTTTATCTGTTAATGTTGCCCCTGATAGAAGTTCAAAACATCTACCTGCGTTTACTGTGCCTCTGTTAATTAGCCTCTCAACTAAGCCAGGCTTGCCTGCACCTAGTATAGCTAAATCGTGTTTAGCAAGTTTGTCTGCTAATACATTGTTTTGAGCACGAATAGCAGCAAATTCTGTATTAACACGATTCAATTCTTCATTTGCCTTTGCAAAGTCGGCCTGCAAAGTCGAGATCGTCTCTTCGCTTATAGCTACTGCCGTCTCTAACTTTGCATTGTTTTCGTTTAAAATAGCCATGCGTTCTTGGGTATCAGTATAATACCAATAAAACACACCGCATAGGACTAACATCATTGCGGCCGAAGCAAATGCTAGTTTCATTCCCATATTAGTCGTCCAATAGTTTTTCTAGTGTGCGTGGACCTGCAATACCGTCTGCTACGAGACCGTTTGCTGCCTGCCATGCTTTAAGAGCACGTTCTGTGCCTGGACCAAAGTCACCATCAGCTCCGACGCCTAATGCTTCTTGCATCATTTTAACGCCTTCGCCTTTGCAACCTTTACGTAGTACACCAATGTCATCAACATCAATAGTTGCACCATCATCTTCGCCTAGGTCTTCTGCATCCATGCCTAGTACTTGTAGTGCATGTTTGTAACGCTTCTGACGATCTTCTAGTCCAATGTTGCCACCGTTGATTTTCTTAGTCATCTTTACAACATCATCTGTGTCAGCAATGTCATTTAGATTATTTGCGCCCCAGAACCAACCTGCTGATTCTACAGCACCTGCTGGCGTAGCAACATATTCTGCTGCTTCTTCTGCTGTCATGCCTACACTCTTACCAAAGCGTGTGTAGTTGTCACGTCCAGTTAACTGCTTTAGTCCACGACCACGGAATCTCCAGCCGTCACCTTCTTGTGTGTTGCCCATCTTGTACTTACGGAACTCATCGTTGTAAACACGGTTAGCAATCATTTCTGGGTTACGTGCATATTCATCTGCGTCTGCCTTTGGAGCATCACCAAAGTAACGACCAAACACTGCACGAAGTGCTTTTGCACTATAGTTTAGATTTTCTTCAAGGCGCTTAAAGCCGCCTGATTCATGGGCACACTGACTTAGGAAGTGTGCTACTCTACGTTCTGTAGTAATTCCGTACTTTGGTAGTAGTTCGCATAATGCATCATACCAATCGTCTGCATCTGCGGAAATAATTTCTGCTAGATGTTCTTTCGTGAAATCAAATTCAAAGCTCATTTTTAGATCCTTTTAACTACGAGAGCCTTGTCTCCGTTTTCGAAAACAAGTTTATCTCCATACTTACTTATATTATAGTCACCGATATACTTGGTTAAAAAGAGTATTTCTGGATATGACTCCATCAAGTTAAATCGTCCTTCAATAGTTTCAAATATAGTTTTATTAGTACCAAAGTCGACAAATTCAAACATTAGCGGATCGGCGTACTTCTTACTAATAGTAAGTATGTCATGCTTCATGTCTACTGTTTCTACATAACTTCGATTAAAGAAGTTTTTAAAATTATTCAAATTACTTTCTACGGCTATAATTCCGTAGTTTTCTGGTTCTTCGGGAATGTTAGATTGAAATTCTTCTAAGGTAGCTGACTTACTTCTAAAGTCTTTATAATAACGAAATTTAAAATCATCAATGTCTGCTAGTTTAGAAACACCATCGATAATTTCTGTAATGTTTTCGTGTACACCGCGTTCTCGCTGTATTTCTACAAACACTTTATATGTACCATCACTTTGCTCGCCAGCAGTTACATCCGCATCTAAAATAAAGTTATAACCTTTTTCTAAAAAATTTGCCAAATCTTCAGCAGGCTTTTTATCTTTAACACTAAAACTTATTGTTACAATATTTTTATCATCACCCATTTTTGAAGCAAACGAATCTACTTCAAAAACACTATCAACTAAATTTCTTAAATCACCTTGGCGTAAACTCATTATACTGTTTCTCCTGCACCAGGTGCTGGTGCTGCTGGTGCTGCTGGTGCTGCTGGCGGTACTGGAGGCGCTGCTGACATATCAGCCATTTGTGGTGCCATCTCAGTTGCATTAGCATCAACTGCTGGTTCAACATTAAATCCTTTAGCATCTGCATAGCTAGTATAGATGTCTGCAATTAATTTTTTAGGCATCTGAATTTCAACAACCCAAATTGGTAAACGATCTAACTTGCCCTTTTTTGTGCCTGGACGAATATCGTCAGGTCTACGAATCTTTCTAGGATTAACAATGTAATTCTTAGAATAGCCTATTTTACAATCATATTCAACAAGGCGCTTTGCTCCCATTGGATCTGGCATTTTATCTCGTGGCCACATAAACTTACATGTAATCCAATGACGCTCAATCTTTGGCCCATCTAACAATTCGCCATCTTGCCAGTTCTTATAAACGTAAAGATCAACTTCGTCAAGGACTCGTTCAAAGTCTTTTAAAATTTGAAATGAAGTGTCACTGTCGTATACCATTTCGGCGTTTTTGACTAGATCGTAAATATCTTCCATTTGATAATGTCCTATTTTTTGTACTATACTTATTTATCGTATCTAATTAGTTATAAACTATTTTATCTCTGAGACATAGATGGTAAATACTTTTGTAGGGCAAGTGCTTTACTTCAAAAGCATACTGTCTTACTCCATTACTCATAGGAGGACACTTAATGGGTGCAAAACGCAAAGTAGCTGCTAAATCTAGACAGCATACTAATAGCAATTACGATAACGTAATTAATATTAAACCAATGGGACATTCGGTCCAAAAGAAGACGCAAGTCAACATACTTCCCCGTAATAGAAACCAAGAAACATACGTGTTAACCTTGCTAGATCCAACGAAAGACATAGTCTTCGGAGTTGGTCCAGCAGGAACAGGCAAAACTCTTTTGGCTGTGCAAGTAGCGGTTAAACTATTTAAAGAAGGACAAGTTGATAAGATTATCGTTACCAGGCCAGCAGTATCGGTCGACGAAGATCTAGGATTCTTACCGGGTACCTTGGAAGAGAAAATGGCACCATGGACACGACCAATATTTGATGTATTGAGAGAATATTTCCATGCAAAAGAAATAGAAGGGATGATTCAAGAAGGTATAATTGAAATTGCGCCGCTAGCATATATGCGCGGCAGAACTTTTAAGGATGCGTTTATCTTAGCAGATGAAATGCAAAACGCGACACCAAGTCAAATGAAAATGTTATTAACACGCTTAGGCACAGGAAGCATGATGGCTGTTACAGGCGATCTAAATCAAGCAGACAGGCTTAAGGATAATGGTCTATTAGATTTTACTAGACTGTTAGAATCAAGTAACTCAGCACATTTGGACATAGTCCAGTTTGAACAAGGAGATATTGAACGCCACCAGGCAGTTAAGGAAGTCCTAAGAGTCTACGGAGACGAATAATTAAAGGCTAGAAATAGGGGGCTGTAATTAGTCCCCTATTTTTATGACCTCAACATCGGACTTTGCTAGAAAGTCTATACCACTAGTATCTCTGTAAGCAGTACGATAGTACACAGTGTTTATTCCGCTTTGATAGATTAGTTTAGCACAATCCATACAAGGTGCATGTGTAACAAAGATAGTTGCATCTTCTCCACTTTCGGGAGACTTTGCTAGTTTAGCGATTGCGTTAGACTCGGCATGTAAAACTTCCGGTTTAGTTTTAGATTCTATAAAACGATTACCGTCATTGTCGATCATTGTATAATGATCTTCGCATGTATTATCCCATCCACTAGGCATACCATTGTAGCCAATAGAGATAATGCGATCATCCTTTACAACAATCGCACCTACTTGTAGTCGTGTTGCTGAACTTAGTTGTGCAAAACGTTCTGCAACATCCATGTATGCATCGATAAATTTTTGTTTCATACAGCCATTGGTGCCTTAATTGAATCCATTGGATTATAATTTAGTAGTTTGTAGTCACTTGTAGCAGTTTCTAATAGTTCTGCAATATTGCTAAACTGTGGCATTTCTAGTGTAGGACCCTGCATAGGAGTACGCTCAAGTTGTTGTTTAACTTGCTCCATATGATTACTATAGATATGACAATCACCGCCTGTCCAAATAAACTCACCTACTTCTAATCCGCAGATTTGTGCCAACATGTGCGTAAGCAAACTGTAACTAGCAATATTAAAAGGAACGCCTAAGAACATGTCTGCACTACGCTGATACATTTGGCAACTTAATTTACCATTAATAACTTTAAACTGGCTAAGTGTATGACAAGGCGGGAGTGCCATATCTTCAAGTTCACTAGGATTCCACGCACTTAGAATAATACGACGACTGTCTGGGTCTGTAATAAGTTGGCGAATAATATTGTGTATTTGATCAAATCCTTCGCCGTTAAAATCACGCCATTGGCTACCATAAACTGGACCTAGTTCTTTATATAAATCATCATTGCGATAGCCTAGTGCTACACCCTGTGCATCAGCATTAGCAGTCCAGATAGTTTTCTTTTCCCAGATTTCTGTTCTGTCTGCTTCAAATGTAATTTCAGCAAGTCTACGCTCGTCTGTACTACCTTCTAAGAACCATAATAATTCTCCTACAACAGCTCGCCATGCAAGACGTTTTGTTGTAACCGCAGGAAACTCGTTGCGTAAATCAAAACGCATTTGATAACCAAATACTGTGCGTGTACCAACGCCTGTACGATCGCTTACGTCTTCACCGTTCTCTAAAATATATTGTAGTGCATCAAGATACTGTTTCATGCTTTTTCCGTTTCTCCCAAATTTCAAATGTTACACCTGTCTCATGTATCACTGTAGTTAGTTCGAATAATGATTCGATCTTCTTCAATGGAAGAAATGTATCACATGCATACTCACCTGGAATACGACTGATATAAAACTCGTCAATAACTCCTAAGGTTTGCTCAATGATATTAGGACCACCAATAACCCATGTAATTAAACTAGGAAATTCTTCAGAAACACGCTCAACACTTTTGTTAAGATCACCACTGATGTATTTGTCTGCACCAAGATATTCAGCTGGACGATTAGTTGCTAGTACGTTTATACGTTTAGGCAACGGTCGCGGCATATGCGGATCTTCCCAAGTAGTAGATCCCATTACTACAACGTGTCCTGCTGTATTGTCTTTAAACCATTTTAAATCTGTACTATTGTGCGGCCAAGGTAGTGTGCCGTCTTTGCTTACACCGCCAGTATCGTCACATGCTAAAATTGCTTTAATTGTCATCGAAAAAGTTCCCGCCTTCGCCTATTGGTAAAAAATATTTTTCATATTTGTCAGGCACACCATCAAATTCATCTGCTTCAGGTAATGCTTCTTTTTGTTCAGTAATTAGTGGCCATTCATTACTATAAATTGTATTAATCTCAATCCACTTAGCTCGATCCGGCTCTGGTAAATCGCTATCTTGTACTATTGCATCAACTGGACATTCCGGAACACAAACACCGCAATCAATACATTCGTCTGGATTAATTACAAGCATGTTTTCGCCCTCGTAGAAACAGTCTACTGGGCATACACTAACGCAATCAGTATGTTTACATTTGATACAATTATCAGTTACTAAGTATGTCATTGGCAAAGGTCCTCATACATAGAAGTATATTTTCTATGTCCGCTTTTATCATTATTAAAAATAGGAATATACCCAAATAGTTTTTTTAAAATCATTTAAATTCTCGCAAGTCGAATTAGAGTCGCTGCTAGGTTAATTTCTGGATCAATTACTAATGTATGATCTACTAACCCTTGTTTAATAATTAGCACTGCTTGATCTTGTTGTTCTTCATTTCCGAACAACGTAATATTGTCATACAACCAACGATAGATCTCTTCCATTTCTTCTGCACGTACTGCACCACATAACAGTTTTCTTGCACCTTGAATCTTGCCTGCTTTAAACAGCTCAACCATTTCAAGTTTCCAGTCTGCTTCTCCTGTATCGCCTTGTTGAGGACTAACAAGAACACCATCTACTGAATTCATTTGCACCATGTTGATACACTTGCGCAAGTCTGGATATGTAGCTTTCACATAAGTGTCAAGTGTATCTAAGTCTGGAGTTACACCTTCTGTAATAAGAATCTCTGCAACACGAGCAGTAAACTCTGTCTGGTCAATCTTAGCAATATGAAAGCCTTGACAACGACTGTGTAGCGCAGGAATAATTTTGTTTGGATAGTTACACGTTAGAATAAAACGTGCTGTAGTATGATACTCTTCCATAACACCGCGCAGTGCTGCCTGTGCGTTAGGCGATAAGTAATCAGCCTCGTCAAGCAGTACAACCTTAAAGTCACCGAACGGAATCATCTGTACAAAGTTTACAATCTTATCTCTAACATCATCTACTGAGTTAGTACGACTTGCGTTAATTTCTAAAATATCTAATGGATTAACATCAAGTTCATTGAATAACAGTTTAGCAAGTGTTGTCTTACCAATGCCTGCATTACCGCTAAACAACAAGTGCGGAATAGTTTTTTCTTTAATCCAATGATTTACTTGTGATCGCTGTGCGTCATCTCTAAATACATATCCGTCCACAGTATTAGGACGATATTTTTCTACCCATAATTCTTTCATTTGTTTTCCTGCCTTAATCTAAATTCACAATAACTGTTCCAACCGTATTCATACATTGCATATGCAATTATAGCACCAACTACTGGCACTGTAAAGAATATTGTTGCTAAAAGATCAGCCATTAATAATGCTGCCCCGTAATCATACCAACGTATCATTATTCACCAGTCTCTGCTTCTTTTTTCTTTTTACGTCTTTGGTAAAAGCTACCCTTGTAATCAATTTCTTCACTTCGTTGTCCGGAAGGAATTTGTTGGATAACACCGCCCTTGGCTAAAAATTCTTCTACTGCTTTTTTTGATTCTTCATCAGTTTCTCTTGGTACTGGATTCATCGTTTTAGTCCTAACTCTTTGTAAGCAATTTGAATTGCCTTTGATTGAAAGTATGCATCTGCTAGTGCATTGTGCAAATCAGTTTGCATTGCTTTACGTGGATCTTGTTGACAACATCCAAATAGTGTTCTAGAATCCCGTATAATCCAAAAGTTCCACGGAATAGGCATTCCGCCGCGGCGGAACATGTCTTCCAGTATGGTATAGTCAAAACCATAACCTTGGCCCCATAATGTATCAATACCAACGACCCACTTGCTAATTTGACGTAAAGCCTCATCTACGCTAACTGCACCAGTTTGGTCAAAGGCTTCCTCCATGATCTTAGGATCTTGTTTGCCCCACCACTCAATTGTGCTGTCACTGGCTGTACGACCTAGAGCATCTTGCTCGTCGATACTAATCTTTAGATAAAGTTCTGAATGTGGTTCGCTGTCATCCAGCGGATTAAACTTAACTGCACCTAGTGATAGTACAGTTGCACTTGGACTAGTATCAATAGTCTCTAAGTCGATTGTGCCGTGTGTGGCCATAAAAATACTCCTTGCAATTTATATACATTATAGCAAATAAACTGCAAGGAGTCAAGTATTTTATTCGTAGAGATTACCAATAAAATCAGTAGTAAGATCTAATAAAGTTCCATTAGTAAAATAGTCTACTATTTTGTCTGCTAGTATTCGATGATTTTCAATACTCATATGATTTAGTCTAGGATCCTGGCCATTATATTTTTCATAGAATTTACTAGGATCTTTCAATTCGTTATTACATACATCCGTAGTTAGAGTGCCTTTAACATTTGGCACAGCATCGAACCCTGGCAAAATTAAAAACTTAACATCAGGTCTTGCTTGTATAACACATGTTATTGCATACACATACGCAGTGTATTGAATATTATCTAATTGATCATTGTGTAAATATTTTTGATAATAATCAATTGCGTTTTTTTGATCTGGCGGATACCCAAAGGAATTAAATATATTACTCCAATGTGGGTCATTTTCAAAAAACCACTTTCTTGATTTACTAGTAAGTTGCACAATAACACAATCATTAGATTGATATTGAGAAGTATGTTCTATAAACGACTTAAAGATAAAATCATTTGAAACACCATACTGAGAAGAAATAAACGTTTGTTCAATTGGTAAATCTTGGGCAATATAAGACATCCAATTGTTGTCATATTCCCAGTATTCGTGCCCTTCGTGAGGAACTTCTATAGAATAGCTATCTCCAAAAAACCACAAATTACTCATTAAATAAATTTCTCTAGTTGTGGTGCAGTCCAACCTTCTGGCTTTAGTACCTTACCGTCTTCACGTTTAATTACTTTGCCTGTAGTAGGATCAATCTTAGCAAAGTTTGTGTCCATTACTTCTTTCCACGCACCTTCGCCGTCAAAGCCGCCTGCTCTGATAGCACCAATAGTAACAACAAGAATATCAACAAGTGCATCAAGTTGTTCTACACGATCGTTTGCAATAACTGCTTCTTTTAGTTCTTCGTACTCTTCTGTGATTAAGTCAAGATACATAACATAGTTTTCAATGCTAGGCGGCTGATCACATGCTGTTGCGAATGTGTCGATATCTTTAAATACGTCTGTCATTATACTGCTCCACTAAAGTTAGGCACATCCATAGTAGTACCATGGGCTGTTGTAGTACCAATTTGTACACCGTCGGGTTTTTCATTCGAGTAAGCTAAAATTGATTCAGCTTCAACCATTCGAACTTCTAACTCTGTGCCATCTACTTCAATAGACATGCCACGAGTCCAACGTCCGTGTTCTACAAGAATCCAATGTCCGACTTCGAACTCATCTGTGTTATCCGGACCTTTAGCGTATACCAAACCCCAACGAGGATAAATGCCTCGTTCTTTACCGTTATCGCTGCTAATAATTAATCCACTAGCAGTTGTTTGTTCTCCAAAATACATATCAGTAACCAATACACGATTACCAACTGCTCTTAAACTTCCTGCTTTAATTGTATTAATGTTAATTGCCATTATTCACCTTTTTTAATAAAGTTGCCGTCTTCGTCTTCCATCCAGTCGTCTGTAACGTCTTTACCATTAGCATCTAGCTCTGTTTTAGCCGGAGCTCGTCTAACAGCTTGTTCGTCAGCAACGCCTTTAGAATTTTCATAATATTCTTTTAACAAATCTTCTTTCTTACGAACGATTTGGCCACCAGGTCCTAGTTCATCACCTCGTGCGTTTACACGAGCATTACCTACTGCCGGAGTCATTTCGTTGCGTTTTCTAAGCAAGTCCATATCAATCTGCTTACCCTGCATACTTTTATAGACTTTTTGTCCTTTAATTTTTTGTACCATTTTAATTCTCCTAATGAATTATATACTTACTTATCTCAAGAACTCTCTCCAATCCAGGTCATATTGGATTGAATTAATTCTATGTACACCTATTAAGTATAGCACATAACTTGCTACACTACTACCTCTACCTACACCCCATACAATGTTGTTCTCACGCATAAAGTCTACAAGATACACCATATAGCGTAATAAGTTAAACATATCTCGTTCTCTAAACGCTTTTAATTCTTCTGATACTCTTTCAATTTCTTTATCAGTTTTACATTTGTTTAGAACATAATTTTGTATAGTTAGTTGCTTATATTCATCAGGCATAAACCATTCACTTTGACATACACCATCAAAAGTCTTTTGATCTACGTCTAGTGGAATATACTTTTGTAGCTTGTCAAAGCCTTGCTCTTCCATAGCAGCATTGAACTTGTCTACATCGTCAGTTTCGTCACACAATACCACATGAATTTTATCTGCATGACCTGAATAGATCATGTCAATAAGATCGCGATTAGAGAATCGTGGTATTCCTAGTTCATCTGTTTTTATAAGCATGTATACAGTTTAACTTACTTTTATTAAACTGTCAAGAGAATTTTCGCCGTTTTCGTTGTTTTCTCGTTCGCGTTGAGCTGCAAGAGCTCTTCTAGTATAAGACTCTTCCTTATACATTTCTAATAGTACAGCAATTTGGGACTGCACTTGAGGATTATTTGTTTGAAAATATTTGCGACCTAGATCAGAAATTTTATTTTCAATTTCTAGATCTGTAAGGTCGCTTATATTTGCTAATGGATTAAACATGGATTAACTCTGACGTACAAATTCACCAATATAGTTTAGATAAATGTCTTGACCATTATCAGACCAAACATCAATTACTTTAGGTTGATCACTACTTGACAAAATAAATTCGTCGTCTTCATTTAATGCAGCACTAATATTTGCAATGTATAATGATCCAGTACCGCCTGTTTCAAATGTAACTTTTCTAGAGCCACCGTCGCTTTTAAGTACTAATCTAGTTGCAGCATATTTCTGACCACCTGTTGGGAAGTTAGTAAATGTTAATGCAACGTCTGATGCAATAATTAATTTTTGTGCAACGCCGTCATTCCATTCAATTTGTGTGTCAGCATTTATGTTAGCTGGAGCATACATTGCTCCTGACACTGCTCGTAAATTTGCATTTACAATATTATTACCATTAAAATCGTTTTCGCCGTCGATGCGAGCAGACGCAGTTTTAAGGTCTGTTAATTCTAAGTTTGCCGTTTCAAGGGCTATTTTAATTTCTGAAAAATTATCACGGAATCCTTGACTGTCATTATCCTGTCCTGGGACCGGAAACTCTTCGTCAATATCCTGATATCTTATTGCGCTATCTGCCATGTTTTATCTCCTACGTTTTATTTATCTGGGTTAAACGTTGTATCTATAATTTGCGAATAACAAGTACTGAGGTTGACTTGTTATATCGGTGCTATCTATTATATACCTATCCATATCTAGGTTAAACATAGAAAAATTAAATCCATTTGCGTTAATTGCACTTTTAATAATTTCGCTAGTTCCTGGTTTACAATAACATAACACTATAGAACTAGTATATCCTAATTCATTTACACTACCGGGCTGCGAACTTCTCATCCATAACGGAACAAAATTTCTATCAGTCTCGCCAGTAACTCTAATATTATCTCGCATATTAGAAATATTACTAATATATTTTACATCATCTTTAGTCTGTGATGCATTGATAATTGTTGTATCTGCTTTAATTGAATTTTCATATTCAGGACGCAATGTCATAGTTGGCCCTAATCCTTTTACAATACTAAGTAGATTATCTTCTGTTCTTCCGTCTATTATTAAATCTTGCGACCAATCTAAACTAATTGTGCCATCATCTCTTGTTACGATATCAAAATCTTCACCAAGAGTAACTATTATTGAACCATTACGAGTTTGTATTGCAAATGAAGGTTTCTCAGGCCAATCGTAATAAAAATCAGTAGGCGTAGTTGAAACAGAATCGATCGTTATTTTTTTATTTGACTGAATCTTAATAGTTTTATTAGTTCTTCCTTCTGAAGGATTACCTGGATCTACTACTTCTAAGTATACAACTTCATAGACTGCATTATTTGTACCAGGCGTGTTTGCAACAGCAGTTTTTAATTCGCCGATTCTATATTGCTTTCTTTTATGGTTTGTTGCTATAGCAGCGACAAACGTATCTAAACTACTAGTTTCTATACCATAATATACAGGAACCTTAACTTCTCTTTGAATTCCAAAATTAGGGTCTTGAGGACGATAAATGTATTCTGGTATAAAAATTTCAGGGTCTGAAATAAATGCATTAAATTCTTGTCTTATATTTTCTTTTAAGAAAGGCTTCATGTATAAGTTACTATAACGTGTAGTATTAGGATCCCTTACTCTAATAAAGAATTCGCGTTGTGCAATAGTATATTTGTATTGATCTTCTGCGTTTACAGTAAACTTATAAACCCTATCAAATGTTGTTTCTGCACCATCAGTTGTAAATTTATCGCGATCAAATACAGTTAACCCTGATCTAGAGTATTCAAACGGAATCCATAAATTAATATCATCATTAAATATACCGTTACTTGTACTTAAATGATCACTATTAGTAGTATAAAGTTGTCCGTTATACTTAACTACATCGCCTGATCTATAGTTTCTGCTTGCTCTCCAAATACTGCGATAAAAGTTCTGACCAAATGCATTTACTTTACCAACAATTTCGCCATCAAAACTTAATTGCAGTCCAGGCGGCAATCTACCACTAGCAAGACTATATAGCAATCTTGCTCCAGGTACGTCAGTTTCTGCTTCTACCTTTAACACACTAATTACATTTGAATTAAGTGTTCCTAAATCACTAGTAGTAATCCAGGTTGTATTAGAATTAAATTCTCCAAGTAGTTTTAACGTAAATGTTTTTCTAGAACTTACATTTTCATCAACTTGATCCGGAGTATAACGTGTTGCAATAATAGTAAATTTGTACTCTTTAGACACTGCACCTTGATACGGCACTCGTCCGGCAATTTCTCCATTAGATAAATCTAATGTCATTCCAGGAGGAAGTTGACTAGGGCTATTATCGTTATTTGTATCTGCTACACTATAACTTACAAATCCTACTTGGCTGTTAGTATCAATTACGTCTAATGGTATAGTTACATAATTGTTAGCACGTTTTACGCCTAAATCACCTGGAGTAATCCATATCGGTGTACGTAAGTTAGTATTGTCAGCAGTAAATGTTCCTGTGCCAACTTGTAATATAGTGTTGTCTACACGGAAGAAATCGTCACCTACAACAAATATACGGAATGTACGTCTAGAAACAGTATCGCCATCGGACACGTTAACTGTAAATTGATAATAACGATTTAGTTTTTTAGGAGGTTGCTCACTATAACTAAAGTCCCAAACAGTTGTATCATAATAAAAGCTATCAAAACCATTTGAACTTTTAATACCAAAGTCGTATCCACCGTTTGTAATATCATATGGTGCAGTATCGTATGTTCCGTAACTATACAACAGTCCCTTTTCAATTGCAAGTATAGGGTCTACAATGCCAACAATCCTTCCGTCGGCAGTTAATTCAGTTCCTGGAGGAAGTTCACCATCGCCTTCCCCTATATAATATTCTAAAATCTGTCCTGCTGCTAAATCATCATCTGTAGCAATAAGTTGAAATTCAATTGGACTACTATCTAATATATAAAATGTATTATTATTACCTACAGGAAGTAACCCAGGATCAGTTACCCAATCTGGAGCATCTGCACCAGCTACTGTTAGTTTAAATGTTCTGTCTCTAACAGTCTTATCTAACGTAGCTCTTAGAACAAATCTATATTCTATTTTTCTTGCTACTTCATAAGGAGTGCCAACGATACTAGTTCCGCTAAGTCGTGTTCCAGGAGGCAATGATCCACTAATAAGGCTTACAGTTGATCTGTTAAGCACAGGCAAAGGAATCGTTACAGTAACGTTTTCTTCTAAATTAGCTAATAATGTTCCTGAAGGTTGACTCCATAGATCTGCCATATTTTAATTCCTATTATACAATGAAACCAAGATCTACTGTCTCTCCGGACTCGGGCGTAATTGCTCCAAAATCAAGATCTATCGTAGCCAAAATAAACTCCAAAGCATTGTTGTATGTGCGGCGCATAGTGCCAAAATCAAAACCACTTAAATATGGTCCAAATTCTCTTACATCATATCCGTAAACTAATCCTTCTATGTATGCATTAACAGTAGTTGCTGTTATGGTATTTGCGCCTAATATATTAAAGTTATTTGCATTTAAGGTTCCGGCAAGTTGCGGTGCAGTATCACGTGCAACAACACCAGTGCTATCTAAATCTATAAACAACTGTTGGCCATCTACACGAGTACTAATAACTTCGCCGCCTCGCACACTCATAGTTTGACCTTTTGCAACAGTCAACGTACCGTTGTCAGATATAGCAATTAGCTGATCTAATGCATCAGTTGCACTAACTGTAATACTGTTTTCTGTTGCAGAAAGACTAATGTTAGCTCCTGCGTTTATTCTTTTAAGACCGTGTATTCCGTCTACTATACCGGTGTAAATTCCTTCACCTAAGCTACCATTATTTTCGATAACGGTTGCTTCTACAATACGTAAGTCAAGCTCTTCAAAGTTGTCATTTATTTTAGTAAATGCTTCGCGGAGATCATCGCCAGTCCCGTCATTTGCAATAATGCCTGTGTTAATGTATTCTACTGTCATTTATATCTCCGTTTATAAATTAGCAATTGCTGTTTTAAATGCATCAAAATCAACTGCTGCCGCTACTAATGTTTTTAAGTCTGTAATGCTTATGTGATCTTGTACTATAACAACTCCTGATGTTGATTCTAGTGTTAAATCATCTGTTGCAGTTATTCCTATAGTGCTACTAGCATTAATAGTTATAGTAGTGGCATTAGGAACATTTAGTGTACCATTAGGTAGTAATTGTATACCGCTGTCAGATGTAAGATTTAAACTGGTTCCTATCTTTTGTAAGTTACCATTAAAACTAGTAGTTGCAGAAATTAATCCAGCAGTTATGTTATTATTTACAGCATCAATGATTACAGTACTATCATCGCCAAATACTGACCCTTTTAAGTCTCCATAAAAGTTTCCGTCCATGTCTACTAACAGTGTAGATAAATCTGGAGAAAATACTTGTCCTGATATGTTTCCTCTAAATAATGCATCTTGTGTGCTAGTTTCACCTGCAAATAGTACTTGTTTAACACCATCCTTTGAATATACATCACCTATGTGATCACCAGTTGTATCACCAGTAACATTACCTGTAACATTACCTGTAACATTTCCAAATAATGGGCCATTAAAGCGTTTATTAACACCGTCAACTAATTTTACAACTCCGTCTGCGCTAAACACACTACCTTCTAGATCACCTGTGTTATTAACATCAATTGTTAAAGTACCGCCAGTAATTTCTGATTTAGTAACCAATTGATTAGCATCGACAAGATCAGTCCACGATCCGCCTGTTGCTACTTCTGCAAGTCCTGCAACTTGAACTGCTTGTATTGTTACTTGAGCATTTGTTACAAAATTAGTATCATTTACTAATTGACTTAACTTAGTAGCAATAGTCGGTTTGTTTGTTATATTAGCCCAATCAGTTGCATTTATTGCAGGCTTGTTAGTTAAGCTATTATAGTCGCCGTCAAACAAGGCAGGCAAGTTAGACAAATCATTATAATTATTTGTCCTTGCAACTTCTGCTATAGGATTTCCTGCAATATTAATATTAACTGTATTGGTAGTAGTTGCTGTTATTATTCCTGATGCACTAATATTAATAGCATCATTAATGCTACTACCGGACATATTAAGATTATCACCAGATGGCAATTCCTTAATTTTGTTTTCAGTTGTATCAAATACTAGCGGTATTCTATTTGCCATGTTTTGTTTCCTATTTTACATATTTATCGTAATTAAACTTTACCTACTAATACTTCAACAATTCCCTTGCTGTCGTCTAGTTTATCTGCAACTGCCTTGCCTATGATAGTACCAATCTTTGGATCATTGTTAACAACAGCGTATCCTTCGATTGCGCTAGTGACAAGTAAATCACCTTTCTTAACTCTACCGAGTACTTTACAAGGAACACGCCCAGTTAGTGCGACTGCAACTACATGTTCTCCTTCTAAATGAGAGTTCATTAAGTGTGCTGGATTTGTAGATACAATACCTGCTACTCTATGATCACCTTTAGAATTAGTTATAGTAACTTCTTCACTGCCTCCTAGTACAACAACTGTCCCTGCTTCGTACTCTGCATCGGCCAAGTAGTTTTCTGCTAAGTCAGCATATCTAGCTGTAGTTGCAGTACCTGAGAATGTTGTAGCGTATACAGTACTCCAAGTTGCTGATGCACTACCAATATTTCTAGTTCCGGTTGGTATAATGTTTGTATCAACCGAACCAACTATTGATATTGTATCGGCCGCTGCATTACCTAGATCAACATTTCCGTTAACACTAAAGTTACCGCCTACACTAACATTACTTGTAAATGTTCCGCTTGTGCCACTTATACCAGCTGATGAACTAATTGCTCCTGTTGCACCAAATGTTCCTGCAACGCTAGTGTTGCCATTTGTTGAATTAATAACTACTTTATTATCACCAAACGTAACATTACCGGATACATTTAATGTTCCTGTAATAATTGTTCCGGTATCAGTAACTCTTAATCTTTCTGAGCCTCCAGTAACTAATAGTATTCTATCAGCAGCTGAGTTTGCAAATCCGCCGCCTGCACCTATGCCAATACCAGTACTTCCTGATCCGCCTTCGCCTGGAGCTTCAATAAATGGAGCATATAACCAGTTAGTTGAAAGGAATGGATCATCTGCAAAGCTACTACCGCTTTGGAATTCACTTTGTGCTACGTTAGTTGCACCCTGATCAATTGATCCAGGTATTTCTAAAGTAGGATTAGTATTTCCGTTAGCAGTAAGGATTGTACCTCCAGTTGGTGTGCTAAATGTAAGCGTACCACCTGATTCTGCTAATACAACGTTTGTACTAGTACCACCAACAATGAATGTGTTAGCTTGTAGTCCACCTGTGCTACTTCTTCTTGCAATACTATTGCCTGCTGAGCCTGAACTAATTTGTGTAGTAGCATACACACCTTCTTCAAGTTGCACTAATGCTTTACCACTAAAGTTTTGGTTAGCAGGAGAAGTTGCTGTAGGTGTTCCTACGCCACCGCCGCCGCCATCTACAATAGATGCTGATGAGTTAAATGCTGCCGGTGTACTTGTACCTTGTCTAACAACATTAATAACATATACTTTCTTTTCAGAAACAACAGCGCCTTGTACAGTACCTTCTACTATGATACCAGACCCTTGGTTTTGTACAAGAGTTTCACCATTTGCAAGTGTTTTGTTTGTACCAAACGTAAGAACTTGGCCTGCTAATGTAGTATTTTCGCTGTCAACAAAGTCTGTATCTTGTAAGCCAAATCCTTGGTCTATTACGCTTTCAAACGTAACTGCTTCAATGTCACCTGTTAGTGTACTTGCACGACCTAGTAAATGTTCACTATCAATTTGTTCTAATTTATCGTAACCAATTGATCTATCTTTTAGTCCAATGTAACCACTTTCGTCAATATCAGTAATTACTGCACCAAGTGCAGTCTTAGTTCCTTCCACACCATTAGTAAATGATGCTTTCTGTAGAATAGTTGCACCACTAATTACAAACGGATCAGATGTTCTAAGTACCATTTTAGTATTATTACTAATGCTGTTAACCAACGTACCAATATTTGTTCCTTGGTAAATGTAATCACCTGCAACTGCGGTAATACCTACATTAGATGTTACTTCGATCTCATGTGTTAAGTGATCTGAATCAAATGATGCTAAACCTCTATTACCTTGACCAACAGCATCATTTGAACCAAATAATCCTGCACTTGATACACGTGGTTTTGCACGTTCTAGTAATAGCTTGCTTTGCTGAATTGATGCAGCAGTATTAATGTCAGCATTTGTAATTGAATCATTTTGAATCTGGAATTCAATTTCTGCAATTGGATCAACTAATGCTCCGTCAAATACTTCTTTTGTTCTTGTAATACTAAAGTTAATTACACTGTTTGCTGCTTCTCTTGCATGACCAACTTCTTCAAATGGTCCTCTCAAAATACTTGCATTAACAGTTGACTTACTTGCTGTACCTTTAATATTATTATCTGTTAGTAAGAAGTTTCCGCTTGCTCCTTGAAGTTCGTAGAATATAATCCAGATGTTATTGCCAGGTTCATTTTCACCAACAATTGCATCTGTTGTTTGTATAATATCTACAATCTTTGCAGACTTAGTACCACTTGGATCTGTAATTAAATCATCAATTTCAAATGTCTGTGAGCCTGCGGTGTCTGAAGGAACTTCTGTTAATAGTTTCTTAATACCAGTATAAATTGCAAAATCGCCTGCTTCTGGTCTATTAACTGAAGTGTTACGTAATGCTTCGTAGCTATCAAATTCAAGTACTCTTGCATCAACATAGCTCTTAGTAGAAGCATCACTGCCGCTTACTGGAGTTGCAACGTTTTGTACTTTGTTATTGCCCATGCGCAGATCATTTTTCATTTCTGCACTACCTGTTAATGGTAGATATCCTGGAGCAATTGCACCTGAAACAGCATTGTCGTTTTTGTCTCTGCCCAATCTCTTATTAACATAGTTAACAACAGCAAATTCTGTAGGTACTGCATTCTCTGATGCATCTGCCATGTTGTCATCAATGGAGAACTCATCAATCTCAACACCCTTCTTAAATCCTAAGCCGTTAGCATTAGTAATTGTAAGTTCGCCTGAGAAGCTGATTGATCCCTGTGCTTGGTCAACGTTAAAATACTTACCTACACGGAAGAAACCGTATTGGTCAGTTGACATCCAGAACACTCGTCCCTTACGTCTTTCCCAAACTTGAGCACTTTCAGCACCTGGGCTATCAGAGTAGAATGAAGCTAATGGGTTAACCGGTGGGCCTAACAGTACGTTTGGATAGTTACTGTCGTTAAATCCGCCTGAACCAATTTGTGTAAAGTCATGCGATGTAGCGCGACATAGTGAAATTGCTACAGTAATCTCAGCAGTACTTAATGCAGGTAAGCCTGCATTAAATTCTATTCCAGATGTAATTGCTTGAGCAATACCTGTTCCGCCTGCTGTAATATCTGACACAGGAGTTGGATCAATCGACATTATTGCAGAACCTAGGTCTGTAACAGTGCCAGTTGTTCCTGGATTAGCAGCAGCTATTGGACGTATTTGATCTCCTACTGAATAAGTAGCTGGAGTTCCTGAATTACCAACAACAGCATCCCAGTCTGTATTACCTACAGTTTCAATTTGATAAAGTCTGCCATCAGTAACAATATCTTCTGGATCAATAAGAGTAGTATCTAGTACAACATCAACAATTTGGTGTGTACGTCCTGCCCAGGAAAATATCATACCTCCTGAGTACCCAGCATCACCTGGTTGTCTTCCGGCAATGTCGCGTTTTAATCTAGTAAGCTGCGTATCTAGCAATGCTGTTGATTCGCCAACAGTTAATCTGATTGCAATGTCAGTATCACCGATTGCACTACCTTTACCACCACTGATATTACTAAAATCTGTTGGTATAGTAATAGAGTCATAACCTTCATCGAAAGTAACAATAATACTATCACCATCTAGTGGATTACCAAAGTTATCTGACGCAGCAAATGATATTGAACGATATGTTACATCATCGCTTTCGTCAAAGTTAATAGCAGTACTTGGTCTAGTTTTAATATTCTGTTGATCGCGTAATCCGTCTAACTGGTGTGTTACACTATATCTGTATTCAATTAATGTGCCGTCTGCAACAGTATCTTGTAATTTATTATAGTATTGTCCATTTTCACCTTCAGCAGCGCCTTGTATCTGTAAACGATACACAGCGTTATCGTATACACCATCAGTTGGAGTTTGACTAGTAACTTCACTAACTGCACTAACTCTGTATGACTTTGATCCTATAGAACCACCGTGGTGTATAACAAACTCTGCTCCTGGTAAAGGAATAGTTTTGAAATCGTAAACAAACAAACTACTAGTGTCTGCAATATTAGTATTTTCACCATCTTGTAAGAATGTTATAGTTTTAACAGGTATTGTCATATCAAATTCATATGTCACCTGATCTGGAATTTCGTTAGGGTCAGCACCTTCAGCAACTAAACCAAATTTACCATAACCGTTTGAACCAGTCGTTGATCTAATTTCTGAACCGTTCTTGGCGTAGTATGCTGCTTGACAGTAGTATGTGAACATAGATACCATCTCAGAGAACGCACCATTGTTAGTTACAAGAGCATAACCTAAGTCGTTAATTTGTGTAAAGTCGTTTCCTAGGATTGAACGGTTACCTGCTGTTTGTAAGTATACAGTTCTTTGTATCTGGCCTGGATTCTCTTCAAACAGTGCCGGATCATAACCATTGCCACTATTTGAACTTGAATCAAGATAAAGTTTACACCAGCCATTGCCACTGTCATAATCTGAAATAGCATTAACTTGGAAACGTCTACCTTCTATGTAAAACGGACATGGTAGTTCTGGAGGTCTATTAAATAAGCCTTGGCCTTCTTCTGAGCGTACCCAAATTACAAAGTTGCTTTCTCTACCCGACACTGGACTTCCGTCACCTTCGGGATCAATTGTTTCTGGCACATAACATGGTAAGTTACCAACATATGCATCAACAAACATACCACCAGCAAAGTGTTTCTTATTGATACTCTTACTGAAACTTGAACCAACCTGGATGTATGGTGACTTAGTTAGAATTTGACCTTCTGGATCAAGCACTGCCATGAACCCACCGTGACCTTGAACAGTCATGTTTTGAATTCTAGTAGCATCATTCATTAAGAATACGTCTAGTTCGTCATTACGCTTAGGTGGATTGTATCTACGATCAAATGCAAATACGATCTTATTAATTAAGTTAGTAACAATTGTACCAGTTTGAGCTTCACCAACTCCGTATCTAAAGTCTGGTTCTATATAACTTGAATCGCCGGTATTTTGTTCTAAGTCTGCAGGATTATATGCACCCAAGAACAATCTATTTGCGATAGTGCCTATATATTTGATTGCATTTTTAGTTGCATTTTCTTGTCCACCAAAACCACCTAAACTTAGTTTTGAAATATAACTATCATAGTACTCGCCTTGTGCTTCAGTACTGAATTCGTCTCCGCCGTTTAGTAAGTCTCTGATTAATGCATCAACAATAAGCCCAACGTCTCTGCGACATTTTTCTCTTCTGTAGTCTAGGGTTGCATTAGTGTCCATAACGCTAATTGCGCTTGTTTGGATATTTGTAATTGCACCGTCAATTTCATTTTTTGCATCAGTTAATGCAGATGCCTCTGATATTATATTTGGTAATACAGAAGCTGATAAACTAAGTAGGTTATTATTTTCAAGTTGTGTTTTTACAATATCAATATAAGTTGTAAGATTTGCTACTTCAGTTGCAGTTGCGTTTGCTCCAGAAGTATCTACTGTTTCGCTGTTACCAGTAGTAGGAGTAACAGTAACACCTGTAATGATATCTCCCATTACACTAGTTAATCTATCAATTGCATCAATAGTTTCTAATCTAGTTGTAATTTCTAAACGAAGTACTCCATCTACAAAAAGATTTTTTGCAAACTCTCTTGATCCAAAGTTACCTCCGTAAAGTACATCATATGATAATGCATCAACTAATTCACCAAAGTCTCTTAATCTAATTGCATCATTAAAGTATTTTCTAGGAGCAATTGATTTTAAATATGCTAACCCTTCTGCTGCAATAAAATCTTTATTGTTTTGTAATCTTACAATAGCATCTGCCGCAGCAGCACTTAATGGTGCAGCAGGATTTGGTAGTGTTAGTGCATTGACTGAAGTATCAGTATCTAATACACCGTTTTCGATAATATCAATAATTTCATTTATAGCATTTGTAATTCTAGTAGTAGCTGTAGCAGAACTTACTAATGCAGGCAATCCTGTCATAATTCTTTTTGCTTCATTAAGACCAAAAACCCATAAAGTTTTTAGTCCGCTATCTAGATAAATGCTGCTAGAACGCTGAAATCTTTGACCAAAGTATCTTGCATTAAAGTTAGTACCAAATACCATATCATATGTGATACCAGTTACAAGATCAAACAAATCATCTCTAAATTGAACTTTGTCGTATAAGATATCTGCTTTGTTGTTGTCAATGTAGCTAATTACTTCTTCTGTAATAAACTTTTTATTTTCTTTTAGAATAGCTGCACTAGCATAATATTCACCAATGTTAGTTACACTGATACCAGTATTTTGTTCCTTTTCAGGATCTGTCAAATAATGATATCCAAAGTAACCTTGCCATTCACCGGTCTGGTTATAGAAACGCGAACCTGAGGTTGCAGTTTCAATTCCATCAAATTCTAGATCTCGATAGATATATGTTTTAGCCCATTTTGATTGAGACACTCTACGCTTTGGACGTACAATTACTCGTCTAAATTCGTCACCTCTAACAGTTACGTTTGGTGCAATTTTAATAGGATAGTCTTCTTCGTATTGGCCTGTTTCGACCATAATACCAATTTGCTTCTGGTAAACAAAATTACCAAACTCAAGGCCTTCGCCTTCAATAAAGTCAATTGGTTTTAATAAGTGTAATTTGACTAAATCGTAATTTCCGCCACTGCCATCATCTTCAGTTATTAATTCTACAATTCGTCCTATTGCACCTGAAATTTTACCTACTATTACTTTACCTGGTATAATATCTAGATACTGATCTAGTCTTGTCAGTGAACCGTTATTGATGCTAAGATCATATGTACGACCTTGTACAGTTCTTGCACCTGCGTCAATACCATCTTCAATAATTTCTAAGATTAAGTTAAATCTGTTTCTAACCTCAGTACGCTCAAATGCGTTTGTAGGAAGTGCTAGTGCATCTATATATTGCTTATCATCAGTTTGATATACTACACCAACAGTACCGCTACTGCTGTATTGTGCAAATGCAAGACTGTTAACTGGTATTAATAGATCTTCATCTGTAAATATTTCAAACTGTGTAGCTGATACAGGTTTTACATAATAGAACGTATCATTAACTTCTGTCATGCCAACGATGCCAGTCATTTTAACAATATTTCTTTCTTCTAACCCATGTGCTACTGAAGTTGTAACTCTACAAATTAGACTCTGACTAATACCACTAATTGCAACTTGTTGATAAGGTCTATTTAAAAGGACATAGTCAACTACGTAATCTCGTAGTGTTTCAATTGCATCTTTAGTTTCTGTTAATTGTCGAGTAATTGCAACTCTAGCACTTGCATTTGCATAGTATCTTTCACCTGCAATTCGTGTTAAACTGTTTGCTGTTGCAAGTACTGCACTTTGGCTTTTATTAATATCAAAAGCAATAGCATCTAGCATTAATCCAACATCGCGTTCGCATGTTTCGATATTATAATCAAACGTTGGATATTTAAATAACAAATATGCACTTACTTCTTTAATTAAGAAGTCTCTGTTTCTAGTAATAAGAGTGCGTACTTCGTTAAACAATGCTCCGTTGATTCCAGCATCAGTAACTTCGGCAAATGTGTTACCTCCGTCACGAGTAATAGTTTGCATGTACGGACCTGGCTCAATCTCTGAAGCCTTCATCATTTCTTCTGCACGTCTTGCCGCAGCATTGATTGAACGATATGCATAGCTAGGTGAAGTACCTTCTTTACCTTGCGGTACTCCACGCATTGTGTCGTCACCTGATGTAGATACATAAAGGTTAGTCGGTGAACTATATGATGTATTATCTACATAAAATTTTGTTGCAGCTTGTAGGTCTTCAGGACTATCAGTAAGTCCTGCAAGTTCTCCTGGACTATCACTTAGGATAAGCGGTCCAGTCATTGTATCGCCCTGGCGTCTTACAATACTCTTTCTTGGTATTGCTTGATCTGCTAGCCATAGTCCTTCAAGAGTAGTATCATAAGCTGCATCTGTAAATGTATGGATATCGTCTATATCGATAGTATGTGTGACGTATGCTTTATCTGTATTTTCTAAAGCACCTTGTTTAGTTCTATGTACACTAAGTTCATCTTTGTTCACGTAGCGTAGGTAATATGTAGTACCAGTTACAATGCTAGAAGGGTCAGTATCTTCTGCATTGAATATAAATGGTGTACCATCAATGCTTTTAGCATAACCGTGATCTGCTTGTACAATGTTACCATCACTGTAAGATTGTACAGTAATAATATAATCTGTATCTTCTACTGTTGCAGGTTCGTCTCCAACACGTAATGGTCTATCTCCAGCAACATATCTAGCATCAGCATAGCCTTTAGTAATAACAAGATCGTCAACTGTAATATCTGCACGTTCTGGTGAAAAATTATGTTTTGAATTCCATTCTGTTACAGCAGCTTCATTAATACCAACACCAGCAATACCGTAGCCTTGAGCATTTAAGCCACCGCCAAGTGCTGGCTTGTCATCGCCTGCAACACTTCTAAACGTAGTTTTAAGTATAAGGTTTTCACCGTCTCTTACAATAGTAATACTATCGTTAAGGCCGCCATCGGCTGTGTCACTAACAAGATTAAATAACCCTACAACAGGACCATCTTCAGTTGGCACTGTGTATAGTACTTTATCTCCTACTAGCGTACTAGGAGTGTCTCCTAGTGTTGTAAAGCTAATGCTGCCGCCTACGCCAAATGCTGCATAAAGTTCTTGAAAGTTTTCATTTACTTTACGAAACGATTCGCGAATACTATCGCCGGTACCGTCATTACCTTCTACACCAATATCAATATCTAGTTTTGCCATTTAAAATGCTCCGATTATCCTGTAAATTGTGGAATTGCGTCCATATCAAAGTTTACACTAACGCCGCAACCGCAACTCGATTGTGCATTAGGATTTTTTATATCAAACATAGCACCCATAATATCTTTCTTGTAATCAATTACTGTTCCTACAAAAAACATTACGCTATGTGCTCCTATTACTAGGTTGCCTGACCCTGTGTCTATAACTTCGTCGTTATCTTCTATCTCTTCTTGTGAAGGTATTATTTGCCAATCATACTCGAACCCTGCACATCCGCCTCCTTTAACGTTCAAAGCAACTGCATAACAGTTATTTTGACTACAGACTGTATTAATTTGGTCTTGGGCAGCTTCAGTTAGTTCACAAATATTCATTAATTTTACCTTCCTTATCAGTATTTATCGTATTGTTTTATAATCTTAATGTAAATATAGTTATGTTCATAAGAGAATTTAAAAAGCAAACACGGCATACACGCACTAGTAAAACCGGCAAGGAACACGCTTATACACGTGAACAAACTATATGTGTGTTTCGTTGCGATAATTGCGATGCAGAATTTGACCGTGCAAGGGGTAGTATGGATCCTAAGAGGTTATCAAATTCCTACTTTCACGTATGTAAGAACTGTGATAGTAAGACTTTTGCTCAAAAGAAAGGCGTAGAACAGAAGCAGAAATGGAATATGACTGCTAGTAGTTCTACGCCAATTGGTAAACTTTAGTCTTCTTTCTTGAATAGTGTCCAAGCACCGTATGCAATAGCACCGTATGCTACTAAACTTGCGATTGGTTTAAAGATTAAAAACGCTACGCCAGCACCAATTAGAATAGCACCATCTAGTGTAGTACGTTCTTTTAGTCTAGCCATAATCCACTTTTGTATCATAATATTTCTCCTTGCTGTAAATACTTATCCTTAAGGAGGTATAATTATGTTAAAATGGTTAAAAGAAATTTTTAGTAGCAAAGAGAAAACTGATCCAGTGATTGTTAAACCTGCGCCAGTTGAAGAAGCACCAAAAATAGAGAAACCTAAACCAGTTGCAAAACCTAAAAAACCTGCAACAAAAGCAGCAAAAGTTGATGTAGACAATATGTCTAAGAAAGACTTGCTTGCTCATGCTAAAAAGAATGGCATTAAAGCCAATGCTAGTATGAACAAAGATGCTTTGGTAAAAGCAATTAAGAACGGTTAATATTGTTCTGTAAATGCTGAAAAGCAGTATCTAAGCGAGTCAGCTTTCGCTCTAACACAGTGATAGCGGCTCGCTGTTTTTTTGACTGCTCTTCTAATGAGCGAACATACTCAATTGTAGGGATCTTTTGAACTGAACCGTCTTCGCCTAACATTTCAAATGTATCTACGCCTTGCGCACGTAATCCGCCTGCTACACGATTAGGGTTCTTGTCAGATGATGATTGGGTCAGGGCCGACTGCTGTTTGCTTCTGCCGTACATTTTTGCTAGATAATTCATTGCGTATTCTCCATATTGTATTTATCGTGGGCGTTTTAGTTCGTGTAATAAAAATTCATTACGATTACACCAGAAGTCTTCGAATATTGGCTCGCCTGGGCCTGTTAGCATAGTGCTTATTACTTCACAGCGTTTAAACCATAACTGTTTACGAGACAGGAAGCATTTCCTCGGTAGCAGTGAACGTTTCTGTGTTACTTTGATTCTGCGATTGTTGAAAGCGTAAAAGCTCATTGATTCCTTTTGAAAGTTGATCTTTTCTGGTATTGGCATAATTGTACAATTCTATTGATGCTAAATTCTTCATTTTGCTTTCGCACATAATATCAGTGTATGGCAAAAAGCTCAATGCCCAATCGTTAACAAGTTGATTAGGGTAGAAGTCGCTGTGTGCTCTTAGCTTTGCTTTCTTGTGTCCTGCTTCTAGCAAGTCCGGAAAGTGTAACATACTGTTGTGCGTGAACCCTTCGGGCAATGCTTCGTTACGACTGTATGAATAGTGTATTGTAGGACGCACACCACGCCAGCTATCAATTACGCGAGCAAATCTATCGTCGGTGGGACGAATGTATTCACCTTCACGGCACCAGTGATGGTGTATGTCAAGAACGAGTGCGCAGTGGTCGACAAGTTCGAGGCTGTGTTCGAGTCCCCATTTGTTTTCGTCGTTCTCGATTGTAATACAGTTTCTTGCCTCCGGTGACAAACGTTTAAGTGCGTCTTTGATACCGGCTGGACCTTTGCGGCCGCTGATGTGTACGTTGCACTTGAAGTCTTGGAATTGTCGGCCATAGCCCATCCAGCGGATGACATCGGTGTGATATTCAAACTCTTCTATGCTCCTCTCTACAATACCTTCATCGTCACTAGCAAGAACTGTAAACTGGCCAGGGTGCATACTGAGACGAACATCAAGCCTACGAGCAATCTCACCCACCTTGGCAAACTCTCTTTCACAATAAGCGACAACGTCTGGTAGTCTCCAATAGTACCGCCAATCAGACTGAGTGTACACAGGAAGGACGTCGCTACCGAGTCTAACCATTCTAAGGCCTTGTGGTAAACTTCCAACATATTCAATCAATCTCCTATACGCATCAATATTATGCACCATAATGTCCCACAGCCGTTGCTCTGCATCATTACGACTTTGACGGTTAAGCCATTGCACTGTAGTTGACTTTGTATTTAGTGGACGCTGAATTTCTTCAAGCAGTTTCTTAGATTGGGTTTGATCTGGATGCATGTATTTACATGCGAAGCCTATACGTTGAGTCATGCTATGTGCCTAATGTTTGTTAACTTAATATATATTATACTACCATTAACTGTGTGTGTCAAGTTCGTATTCAAAGTTTTGACATTCTAGATGCTTTCCGATAAATTTAGCACCGTTCTTTAAATGAAAGTTTTTTGCCATTTCTGTAAGTGGACTTAATGTAACCCACCGCTTTACATCTGGATTGTTGCGTTTGATATAATTTGCTACTTCAAACACAATATCTCTGCCTGCTCCTTTATCGTAACTCCATACAGTATAAAATACTGCAACATCAGTACCTATCCATCCTAGATCACGTTCACAAGTTGGTACTTCGTCAGTATATGCCACGCATATAACAGCTCGAATCGTTTCAAAGGATTCATCTGAGTACAGCCCATATACTTCTCTTCCGCATAGTGTTCTCCACTTTGCCCTAATATGGGGACGAACTGGATCGTCTTTAATTATATCACTTACAATTTGATTGTTTAACTTTAATAACACTTTTACTTCTTTCTATTTCCAGTTATTTACTACCCACGGATCTTGACAATGTTCAGGATTAGGATCTCCATGAAATACTGTAATACAACATTCATTTGGCGGCGTAACATGTTCTATTGTTCGAAGCTTTCTAGAGCCTCGTGGACCACCTGATGCAAAGTCTTTAGTTCTTCTAATTTCCCACTTCCAACTTAGTATCCAGTTATCTGGGAACATCTTTGCCGGCAGTTTAGATCTTGTTGCTATATCATATAACCAATCTTGATCACCATGCCATCTACGCTGAATTGCTTTTTGATCTTGTTCAAAGTCTTTCCAAAAACTTACAAGTTCATTGGACCGAAATCTTACAACTGAACTATTATATTTTTGCCAACTTGGTCTCATTTTACGAGTAAAGTCTCGTATAGTACACCACGAAGTTGGCTCATATAAAAATAAATGATCTATGTTTTTTGCTATTACTACATCTAGATCTAAATATAGAATAGTTCCATCTAATCCTAATTGGTTTGAAAACATATACGGCTTACACCACCACCCTGATAAAAACTCAGGAAGAGGAACAGTTAATATATTAGAATTCAACCCATTAGTATCATCTGTCAAGCAGACAAAATCATAATCTAGTGTACAATTACGTTTAACCATATTATACAACTTGTTTACATAGTCTGCAGAATACTTTGTGCCATGCTTTAAACATAGCACATAGTATTTGCTGTTGACATTTTTCTGCGGCAAAACTACATTAGAGTTGACACTTTTCTGCGCCTTCTCTAATGCTTTGCGAACTTTACGTTGTTCTTTAGTTTCGTCGTCGACGTACTTCTTAGCCATTGATACGCTTCATCAAATCCTTAGGTGATTCCCATGACCAGCGTGGTTGCATAACCAACAGTTGGCGCATGTCATCGATCTTGTGTTCTGCATTACGTTTTGCAGTATCTTCATCTACTTCGCACATTGCATCGTTGCGTTCATGCTCATACACACGCACACGCTCTACATAACAACGTCCGTCTGTGATTTTGTAAATGTAGTGATTAACATGTTCCCAAATAAACACACTGCTCATTTCCATGCTTACACCACTTGGCAGCACACGAAGTGTACCTAAGATACCTCCAGTATCTACCATGTGATCTGGGATAGATCCGATACGTGGATCATCTGCTGGTAGTACAGTTACGTGATCAAAATAATATTCAAGGAAGTTTTTTACATCCTTTAATTTGCCAAACGGAACAATCCATCCATGTTCATCTGGTTCGCCTGCGAAAGTAAATTCTACTGAACGATCATAGCCGTGTACTTGTGCGCAGTGTCCTGGCATACCATCATCGTTCATGTCAAAGTGCTGTGCATGACCGCAAGGTAAATTCTTGTATACTTTTGTTGCTTTAATTTTTAAACTCATCTCTTGCCTCCTGTATCTGAGTAAGTTTGATGCGCAGAGTATTTAGAGTGGGTTGAGCATGTAGTCCACTTTATGTATATGTTACACGATATTACTTATCTTGTCAACCTGTACGTTAGGATAATTCCAGGCTTGCGGTAATTTCCAACCGGCTTCCTGATATATTGTAAAAGTTATTTTAGGAAAACACTCAAATACCATTCCTATTTGATGTATCCAATAGCGTGGATCCACTGCTCGTTTGTCTGCACTGTCGTAGTTTGGAGTATCTTTGTATACATTATTAACTTGCTTGTTTGTACTGTACAAATCAAAACCTAAAAGTTTAACTTCACGTTCGTGTGCATACATTGCACCTATTAATGTAGCATACGGTCCACTACCCCATTGAAAGGGCTCGTCTGCTCGTTGTGTACCGTTATAAGGAAGTTTAGGAAGTTTGCGAACTCTAATAGTTTGATACCTAGAATACCAATCTTCTCTTGTGTAAACCAGTGTTCCGTTTAAGTTTACTTCTCGATTAATTGCTTCGTCAACCATACGCTTATCTACACATACTAAGTAGTCTACATTGTAATCTCGCATGATTGCATTACAGCCAACTTTAGGACCGTCGAGGTTATTAATATTTACGGAGGTGCGACTTTCGCCGTTGCCAAATACATACATAAAATTATTTAGCGTGGATCTACTTCGAGTAGAATATTATCGTATGTTTGTGATTTTTCTTGTTGGAAGATTAGATAGTTGCATATAAACTCACCTGTCATGCTAACTCGATAGATGCCACCTTGTTTCATATCTTCTGGTACTTTCATCGACCATTGATTGGGCATTTCTTCACCTGGACTTACATTGCGAGTATATTGTTGTGTAAATAGATCTAACACATGTGAGTGACTGCCGTCTTCTGCATACGCTACACCGTATACTGCGGTGCTGTTGCATTCGTGCTTCTTATATCCTATCAACATAAACTCAATGTCACGGCTGTTTTCGACAGGGTTATTTACAATTTCGATCTTAATGTCTTGAAATACAAATGCATTTTTAAAACTTAGATAAGCAACACCTAGCACGATTAAAGTAATCATACTTATTCCACTAATAACATTAGTAGCTGCTTTTATTAGTCCGTATGTGTTAGGTGTCATCTTTTAATTGTTTAACCTCTATGCTAATGTCTGATATTTCTTTAGATGCTTCTTGTAAATTTTTACTAGTTCTATTTAGCACTGTTATTAGGTATTTAATAGTGAAGATTGCCCACCACCACCATACTACTGCTGTAAAAGCAAACCCTACTAATCCTACATAAAATGCAGTTTCAAAATCAATAATTTTAAAGAGGATTAACAATAAAGAGCCAGCAAGAAATATAGTAGGGGTTAACCGAGCATAAATGTCCCAACGCTCTACTTGTTTTGCTATTTTTTGATTTCGCTCATGATCCATAACTATATTTATGGAGTATCTATATTACATAATATCTATGTATAATTAAGATGCGATTTGACCAAATAACTTCCAACTGCCAGGCGTCCCACTTTTAACGCATATCCAACCTACATACCCTGCAGGGCTAGGACTTGTATTCCATACAATGTCGCCTTTAACATAATTGCCTGATTTAGGTTCTTCACTTCCTACTTCAAACTTTTTCTCTTGAAAGCGTATTGGCCCGGCACTAGTAATATCAGCATCGGTAGCAAAGTTTTTAACTCCTACGCCTAGCTTATCTTCAATTACTACTTTTTTGTGAGCTGTAATTACACCAGTTGCATCAATTGTTATCCTTGGAGTATCATCCGTAATAATCTGTAATGATCCAGTAGTGTACGTACCTAGTTTAAATTTTCTATCATCTGTGCCGTCAATGATAAACTCATGATCCCAGCTAGCTATACCAAATGTTCCGTTTGGACTTTCTGTTCCTAGGCCAAGTCCTTGTGTGTTTGCATTATAGTGTAAAAAATTATCAACATTAAGCGAACTTTCTACTGATAAGTTTTCTAACGTACCTACTGTTTTAAGATTACTTTTTGTTACAGTGTTACCAAGTGCTTCTTGCGATAGAACATTTTGTCCATTGATCATATAGATCTTGTTAGCACGAAGTTCTATACTTTCTGTAGCAAAAAATCTATCAGGTCTTTCCATCAGCAAGAATTGTTTAGTATACTCGCCACCTGGCCAAACTAATCCATTTCCGTATGCAGTGTCCTTTTTGTTCTTTGATACAAACTTTACAGGTTCTAGTCGTTCAGTCTTAACATCTGCTATTAGTTCTTCTACATGTAACTTTTTCGCAGTTACATCACCTACAACTGTTAGATTTCCTGTTACAGTTACAGGCCCTGAAATATAATCTACATATATAGTTTCAAGGTGTATTCCGTCATTCTTAACAACTACTACTTTTTTAGATGCTTCATCAGTAATGCCAGTACTAGCAAAATTTGTTATAGTGCCACCACTGATTTTATCCCCAGATAGTTCTTTAATAACTACTGAATGTTTTTTATTCTGAAGATCTTCTATAGCACCTGCTAGATCATTAAGACTATTGCGTATATTGGTCATCTAATAATTCCTGTCAATTTATAACAGTATTTATCAGACTACCTTCAGAAGAACTGTATCAGGATTACAACGACCATTAAGTTTAGTGTCTGTAGTAGCAATGTCATCTAAAAACTTGCGTAGTGCAACCTTACCAGCCGCTTTAAATTCCTTTAATTGCTCTTCGGGTTTACGCAGGGTCTTTTGAATACTTTGTGCTTCGTCAAACCCTATAATAGTAGTACCTTTAACTTGCAAGCCACTACCTGCTCGACCCATACCTTTTGGATCAATATTGCTCGCAACATACTTGCCTAACTTACGTGTCTTAACGTTAAACACCCAAAGCTCACTTGCTCCTACAATGTCTGTAGGATTAACACTTGCAAGGTTATACTTAGGATCAGCTTTAAGGAACTTCAACTTCTCTACTAGCTTGTCTGCACTCTTAGGCTTAGCCTTACGTGGCTTGCGTGTTGCTTTCGCTTGATCAATAATAAAGTCTAGCGCACCCATAAGTTCTTCAATAGCAGTACGAAACTTTTTGATGTCTGCTTTCTTAAGATGTGCGTAACCTTCTTTGAGCTGTGCCCACATATCTGCGTCATGCTCGCTCATTTTCTTCAATTGACCAGCAGTTGGCATACGCTCTAATTCGTCGTAGTCTGCTAGGATGCCATCATAGAAGCTCTTCATTTTGCGAGCGTGTGCTTGACTAGGCTGTAGCTTTTGAAAATGTTTCTTAAAATCAAATGCCTTTGGATCAAAACTGTCTGTGTCTTCGACCCAAGTTTCTAACCAAACATCAATGTCCTCTACCATTTCGATGGATTGGTCACGAATACGTTCTTGAATAGTAGGAACATATACGTTAACTTTTTCTTTTTCTTCTGCCTTAGCTTCTAACACCATTTTAGAACCTTCTTCAATGGCTTCGGTGATTACTTTCTTTACCCAAACAGTAACAGGCTTTAGTTCTCCTGAAGTTCCAGGTAGGCTATCCCAGTGCTCTGCGTGTTTAGGATTAAGATCAGGCATTCCTGCACGTAACAATTTACACACATACCCTAATGTAACATTTGGTCCACGCTTCTTAACTGCATCAATTTCTGTTTTGCTATAATCGTTTTCTTTCATCCATGCAAACACTTCTGGCGCAAGATCACTTGCTTTGAAGTTTGCATACAAATCACTTTTGTAATCACGCACTACACGATGATAATGTTCGCCCGTCCATTCTTCCCAACCTTCAAAAGAATATACATTTTTCTTGTTCTTTGTAATTGGTGCCAACCGAACTTTTTTACGGGGTGCTTTAACGCCGATGCCTTTTGCCATGAAGTGTTCTCCTAGAACTGTTCTAAACTGTTAATAATAATTATATAGCAAAGAATGCAGAAAGTCAAGCTCTTTTGAGTTCTATTCCAAATTTTTGATAGTCATTTGCTTAGTACTGTCGCCAATTGGTCCAACTGGTAAGGTATTAAATGCAATTGAATATCGATAATCATTTTCATTATATTCTACATGATGCTTTACTTTAGAAGGAAATAGAAACATCCAACCCGGTTTTGGTTCTAAGTGAATTACTTGCCAAGTATGAATATTATCAGCGTCCCACTGAACTATTGGTCTGAATGTAAATAAATCTTCTGTTATAAGAGGATTATGAAAATGTAATGGCGATCCATCAGTTAAGTAAAATACTCCACTTATGTAACTATTAGGATGCATATGTACGTTTATTGGCTCATCTCTTCGCAGAGTATTCCCCCAAGAACTAGCTATTTTAACTTCGTCAACAATGTGACCTTGTATTGACACATATTCTTTTGATAAGGTTTCTATTTCTTTTTTTACATCAGTGAATATTGGAGCATCTAGCAATCTTTGAGTTATAGTAACTGCACCATTTGCTCCTCCGTATGCATCTTCTTCTTCAAGTGTTTGGACGTATTCTAATGCTTTGTTTACATCTAGACTTTCTATTTTGGTAACTCCTATCCAAGTACCAAATACTTGTATCATTTGCATTTTAATGTTCCTTTTTTAGTGCCCAGAATGTGGCGTGTTTGCCACTTAAATATCCTGTAATAACAACACGATATCCCATAGTCATATGATCTACTTGTGTATGATATTCTAAGTCTGTGGCTTTTTCCATACAGAACTTGCCTTCTGGCGTCTGCTGCCATTCGTAGATTGGGCTCGCCATGTAAATTTCAACATCTTCTACATCGCCCATTCTAAACTCGTGTAGTATGTACTTACTTGTCATACTTTAACCTATAGAACGTTTCGTTCTTTCCGTCTAGTTCAAATCCTACCCAAGTTGTATTTGTATGGGTATTTTTATTTGTTTCTAATACTTCTACTCGTACTGCTTTGTCTGCTAGAAACTTGAACCAGTCCATAGTTTTATAAGCATTGTCTAGTGTGCGTTCTAGTTCAAGACGATTTACAACTTGTGCTCGATCACTATCGCCGTGATCTGGCGTATCAAACGGAACTTTTATCATATCAAAAGTCATCCTTTACGTGTTCCTTTTGAATGTATTCACTGTACTTCATAATAAAGAATGTACGTTTCTTCTCACTATAAAAGTCAAGCATAATACAGTTCTTACGATAGCCGCCATACTTGCCCATATCCTTGTCCCAGTCTGTATATTCTCGATGTACAAAGCCTAACTTTTGTTGCATCTTTGAGCGAATCAACATCACACTAGGCGGATGATCCTTTTTCAACTGTTCGTAAAGTTTCGTCCATTGCGATTTACTAAGTTCAATAGGTTTTGCCATTTATTAATACTGCTGATGTGCTTTTGGCAGCGCACCTAAACTTAATGTTACTCTAGGACCTAACGGAATAGGTTTATGATTATACAACGGCGGAATCAAAAGAACGTCCCCAGTTTGCATGTGATGTATTACTTTTTTACTTCCGTCATCATTTACAGTTATCATTCCTACATCGCCAAAGCCTTGAATTAAGAATACTGTTTCAGTGTCACCGTGCATCGGAAAAGAATTATGCGTGTCAGTCAAGCTAA